GTCCCCGCGCGTCCGTCTTACGAACAAAGGTATGGGGGGCCCTTTCAGACTACGACGTATTATCCCCAAAATTCCCCCGTTTACCTGCGGTTTTGCTTTTCAGTTTCCAGCGCGGGAATGATCTATCCGTTCGCTTTTCTGTTCGGTTTTATCTGCTCTGTGTGATATCGGATGTATTATGCATACATCTGCTTATCTGTTCATATTTTTATGGCAAATTATTTTCTTTTTTATCAATCCTTGTCATGGGTACAAGCGTACGCATGCTAGTACATGTGTACTCATACCAAAGGAGAACGACGTCCCCATTGTGCTAACGTCACAACGGGGACGTCGATTTATCAATATGTTTACCGTATTCCCTGCCCTGGCGGATGATCGTTGGGGCGTCTACCTGCGGTTTCGTTTGTCCCTGGCGCTTTGTGCATTCGCACATCGTGCAACATTTCGTTGCATAACTATATTGAGACGCGCGCGCATACTAAAGCAGATTGAATCCATGTGTATCAATCTGTTAACTGTTAGGTACCATTATGTTTTGTTTATTGTATAAATTTAGCAAGCAAACCCTCAACCTACACTTTAAAGTTTAGTCTCTTTGTGCGGTACCGCCTGGCATAAATTGCTCGGTTTACCTGCGGTTTCACATGTTCTACACAATTAAAGTTGGTAGCATCACGGCAAACTGTAGCAGTTTTGCGCCATTGCGCGGTTTACCTGCGATTATACCTATTTGCTATACGTTGCAATATCTATATACTTATATGCTATTAGGCCATCTACCTGCGCAAACGCAAGTTAGCGGTTTGTGATAATCGGGCTATTTTGGTTACGTCTGTTATCTAAAACAACCATTCTTTAGTTGTCAATTTGTTGTCTGACAAATTTATTTTAGGCAATCTACCTGCGCTTTTGCTCACCGCCGCCAAGTAATTTAGCGGTTTCCTCTTGTGCCACATTATCGTTTACGATAAGGTATAGCCACGTTGAAGCCAACAACCAAACGAAACGAGGTAAACACAATGGCAACCGAAAAAATGAGTTACGTACTAGCTGGTAAGCGTGACAATCAGGCCACACAAAGGGCCACCGCCGCCGCCAAGAGTGCACACGCTGCCGCACAAAACGCCGCCGACGACGAAACCGCCGCCGCTTACAAGAGTATTTTCGCAACGCTCACCATTGCCACCGCCGCCGCCGCAACTGCCATGACCGCCGATACTGCAAAGAGCGCGGCCATCCGCGCGCACGCCGCCGCCACCGCCGCCGCCGAACTTGGCCGCGATGATATTGCCACCGCCGCCGCCGAACTCGCACACAATGCCCTCACGGTTAGTGGCGTGTATGCCGCCATGGATGCTACCGCTAGCACGTGGGTATCAATGCGCGACGATGTAACCGCCGCACGGTTTGAGCGTCACGCCACCGCCAAGAGCGCGGCATTTAGGCTCGTGGTTAGTCGTGAGGGCAAGGGTGATATTTACTTGACCGTCAACACGACCGCCGCCATGGATTGGCGCAAGATTGACGCCGCTTATAACAAGCGTTTGGCAAATCAGGCCGCGAAGAGCGCCGCAAAAGGTGGAAAGAAGCGCGCCAAGTAATCACTAGTGCCTAACACGTAGGGAACACGTTAAACGCGTGTTCCCCTCATGGTGGGCACTGGTTAGGGCACGCGTCAACGGGTTTCTAGCGCAAACGCGCCATGATGAAACATTCAACCGCCGACGTGTGAACCGCCTAGCATCACTAATGGTTTTTTGTTCGTCGCTCTACCCAAACGCTAACAGTTCTACGGAACCATGACGGCGGTTGGTTTCGAACCTTGTCAACAGGATACTAGACCGCAAGCTAACCGCCGTGTGTGCGGGGCTGGATTAGTCAACCTATGCAACCGCATAGAACCGAGGCGTCATTATGGGTGTGTGCACAGTCACTGCGTCTGTATTCGCAGACGCGCCCAAAATTGGCGATAAGGGAACTTCCTAGACCCGCAAGGTGTGACCAGCGACGGCCTACAACGTGGAACGCGCTAGCGTACCTCGTTGTAACGTGGCGTGCGTGCCGCGGGGTCGCCAAAGCAATTCACACTAGAAACAATCGGGGAATACCACCATGCGTGAAATCACCCGAGGATAAGCGTTCCGGGCGCATACTGGAATGCCGATGCCTATTAGGATCCAAAAGGCTAGCCGTTACTGTGGCGCAGTCATGCACTACGCGCACACGACGCGATACTTGCGAGAGGTATTGCAGTAGCCACCAATGGCCTGCACATCCGCGCGTTGCGCGGGTGCCTGAGTATATCGTCCAAAAGACGACGGCGGCGCGGCTCCGGTCAAAAGCTGCGAAGGGGACGGCTGCGGGAAACAAATCCTAGGCCGTTACAAGGTGGGCGACTCCCACCGGAATCAATGCCCGACCGCATCCGCGAGGATGCAAGAACAGTCAGAGCGCGCGAAGACTCCGCCATTAGGAAGAGCGCGCACTTGCGCGACAAGCGAAACGAGCCCGTGTGAAGGCGAGAAGTCGTGCGGGTTCGTTTCGCCGCGTGAGGGAACGTACGAGCTGCACGAATGCAGCATCTTACACAAGGTACGCCAGGCGCACGAGCTGCGAGGCGTTTCGTGTGTAGGATAGGCCGTTGAAGGAGGAACGATGCCAAGGAATAAGAAGCTTGAGGTTATCGCGCGTCTCATAGACTTGTTCGTCGCGTTGCGGGATATGGACGAGGATTTATTCGTGCATGACTTCCCAGACGATGAGTACATGGCGTACTGCGTCGAGCGCGACGGGAAGACAGTCCATGCGCTCATGGTGTGGTACGCCGCGACCGCCGGTTAGGGAATACGATTTTCAAAGGACAGTAGGGACAACAGGATGAGTATAAGATATGATGGTGTCTCACGCAACGAGTTGGGAGTGAAGATGAATGAGGGCGCCATCATACGCAATATGATAAAACGAGCTGGTACCACGGCGGCGCACACGAGCGTCATGATGGGGCAAAAGGCATCGTACGTCGGCACCATGATCAACCGCACGAAATCGAGTCCAAGAAGCGACGTACTTGCGAATGTCGCCGACGCGCTAGGGTACGACCTGATTTTGAGGGACAGGTCGGACGGGTACGAGTTTTTGATCCCACCCGGCGACAACAAGTAAACGAGCACACCAAAAATCCAGGGACGGCCTCCGCGCCGTCCCCCTTACGTAAAGGGCGCCTGTGCATTGCATGGGTGCCTTTTTCGTAGGGTAACAAACGAGCTAGGGGAACAACGGCTTGAAGGGAGGTTCATGTGAAAGCATACGTTCTCGTCGAAACGGAGCCGTACGGCTCTAACACCGTCGGCGTGTTCGCCGAGAAGGCGGACGCAATCAAATTGATGTTCTCGCGGTACGACGCCGCGATAGAGGACAATCCCGACGCTGCAGACGACCCCCACACGTACGTCGACCATAACGGCGGGTGCGTTGGAAACCCAGACGATCCAGACGGCTGGATCTACTGGGACGTGGAGCCTCACGAGCTGTGGGGCGCATGACGTGTGCCCGACCCATGCGGCCGGGCCTGCGACGTGCGCCCGCACGCCATACGAGCTAGGAGGCCATCATGCACAAACGAGTTTTTGCCATTCTCTTTACGGTTGCCGTCGCACTCGCGGCGGTTCTCCCGTCCACGGCGCACGCGGCGCCGCGAGACTTCACCGACGCTTACAAGGTTGACGGCATCACGTACGCCGTCGCACCTCGGCTACGAGCGGCGGCGGTCAAACGAGTCGCGACCCGTAAGGCCGTGACGATTCCCAAAGCCATAAAGTACCGCGGCCGCACGTACCGTGTCCGTGCGATCTGGGGCGGCGCAATACCAAAGCAGGTGCGCCGCGTGAACCTGCGAGCCGTCTTGGACACCTGCGAGGACGAGCGATTGTGGCACGTCGATGTACGAGCCACGAACCGGGGCGTCTTCGAGTGGCTACGAGCCACGGGAGCACGCGTCAAGTATGTCAAGTGATTAACGAGTCTGGGCCTCTTCGGAGGCCCTTCGCTTACCCGCCGACGAGCGCACGGGTTGCCGCGCGTTCACCGCTGGGCAAACGAGCCCGGAACAACCTAGTTAAAGGAGGAAAGAAAAATGACCACGTACGACGAGATTTACGACTTCGAGCCGACGCTCGAGGAACTGGCGGCCATCGAGGCCGCGCCCGTGTCCCTCGACTGGGACAACGAGTAGGAGGCGTCATGTTCAGGGAGATGATCCACGACCCGCGCGTCAAGTTCGCCGAGCGCAAGCGCGCGCAGCACCGCGAGCACAAGCAGGCGATCCACGAGTCGCGCTTCCGCGTCTGCAAGTTCACCTTCGAGCAGGTGGAGCACATCGCGATGCTTGCCCATGAGGGCGTCGTTCCGGACGGCACCTATTCCGACGACGAGTGCAGCCTCTGGGAGGTGCTCCGCCGCGAGTTCGGATGCAACAACTACGTGTGAAAAAATCCACGCCCGACAATCCGACCCCATCCCGGCGTAAGTCGCCTAGCCGTTCGCGGCCAGGGTGGGCGTAGGTGAGGGATTCCGTACGAGCCGCAAAAGAAGGAGAAACGATGTATTGGCTCACGCAATGTTTACCGCTATACGTGGCGGTGGGAGTGGTCATCGCGGCGCTCTGCAAGAAGGGGTGGCTGTGATGGTTCCCGAGTTCATAACGATTCTGATAGCGCCGCTCGTCGCGTTCTGCGCGGCGGTGCTGGTGACGATTTGGAGGCTCAAATGTTGTTGAAGAGTTCGTATGTGACGAGCGACGGCGGCGAGCAGAGAACGTGCCCGTTCTGCGGCTCGACCGACACCGAGTGGAGGGCCGGTGGTCCTTATTCCTACGATCATGTGTACTGCAACGGATGTAAGACCGAGTTCACGTTCTACCCGCCCGCGGGTAAGCACCGGATCGGAGGGCCTAAGCTGTCGGAGACAATCGAGCGCTGGAACGAGCGCGCCGACACTGACGGCGAGCATTGCCCGTTCTGCGGAAGCGATGTCGAGTACGACGGCATCATGAACACGATGTACCTGTTCGTGGATGCATACTGCCCGACGTGCAGGGTTTACTACCAGTTCCAGAAGTTCCCGACCGTCAAGACGGCGGCGGGGAATCTCAGGAAGGCCAAGCGAGCCTTCGGAAGGAGGGCGAAATGATAACGATCGTCCTGCACGAGTTCACCGTCGCGTCTAACTGGCGCGGCCTCCGCAAGCCCGATTGGGTCGACGAGCGGACCCGCCTGTACACCGGGGTGACGCTCAACAGCGACGGCAGGAAATGGGGCGAGCTTCTCGCGCACTTCGACGGCGAGAAGACGGCACTCTACGTCACGGACGAGGGCTTCAACGTCTCCGAGGCGTACAAGAAGGTTCACGAGATCGATGGGCCACGCGGGGCGTATCGCAAGTGCGTGACCGAGTTCTTCAGGAAACATGGAATTGAGGTGACATTCAAATGAACGAATACAAGTACATCAAGCCGGACGGCTGGCATGGCTGGGTCTTTGCGAGTACGTACCAGAAGGCATGCGAGATCATAAGCGACTATATGAACGAGGGTGAGTTCGTGGTCGTCGTTCCCACTGGGCGCGTGGTTGACTGACACATATATTTTTTATCCTACGAGTTTCAGCTTTATGAATATTCAGCATCTTCAGGCCGGCGTCCTGCGGGGCGCGGGCTATGAGGGTACTGGCCTACGAAAAAGGAGAAGAAATGAAACTGACCGACGACACCAAGATGGTGGCCTACCGCTGGGAGTACATCTCCCACGACGGACGCCGCATCTCCATGCCCGTGGTGTACGACTACGAGAGTGAGGGCGAGACAGCCGAGGAGATCCTGCGGAAGGCGCAGGAGCACCATCCGGAAGATGGCTGCGAGATCATGACGCTCAAGGAGTTCGAAGCACTAGATCGCCAGTTCACGCTGGCCCGAGGCGTCATCGAGGTGGACGAGGAGACGTTCAATGAGATGCTCAACGTCCTCCCGCCGCTCAAGTGGGTGGACCGCACCTGCGAGAAGCACCGCTGCAGGGTGAACGAATTCTGCATGAGCGAGTTCGACCACAGCGTATACACCACGCAATACGCGAGGGCCTACGTAGACGGCGAGACCCGTTACTACAGCGCGACCGTGGACTACTACGACGAGTCCACGTGGATTCACAACAGGATCTAGGGAGGAGAACCATGCACGACAAGTTCAAGCTTCACAAGGAATATCGCAGCGACGCCACGCACATGTGGCTAGACTGCACCGACACCAACGAGCGTGGCGAGGCCATGCTCGTGGACATCCACACCTGCGAGATGGACTTCAAGCACAGCCACAGCCTAGGCTACATCTGGAAGCGCAACGGACGAGTCGATGGAAGCTTCAGAACGTGGTGGCACATCGACACCTACGTCTACGACACCAAGGGAAACTGCTTCGGGGCCTATAACCCGCAGGAGATGACGTACCGAGGGAGGCCCGACAGGAACGGGCACCAGACGGTGCGCCCGGTCATCGACTTCGACTGGCTTCTCGAGGCTACGGACGAGAACCTCCATCGAATCCTAGACGAGATACACCGAAGGTTCATGGCATGCGAGCCCCGAAAGGTCGTGGGCGACGAGTATTTCAGGAGGGATACGAAATGACATTCAACGAAATCAAGACGTGCCGTGAGCATCAGATCCGCGCTCTCGCGTCACGCAAGGACGGCGACGAGTTCGCCGCCAAGCACATGTACAACCGGTGCGTCCGCTACTGCAAACGGTACTTCCGTTGGGGTGAGATGCGCGCCAACGGCTCCGGCCACTACAGCAAGTGGCAGTGGGAGCATCACGGGCGCGAGGGAGAGCTGCTTGCCGCCCTCGGCAAGAAGCTTGACAACGAGCTTGTGGCGTACGGCCTCAAGTGGGAGTACCCGGGGCTGTACCCGGTGTTGATAGACGAGCGCGGGAATCACGCAGTCGAACTGCTCTGGTACTAGGGAAGTAACGATGGCACACACCATAACCCGCAAGGGAGAGTGCCGGTTGGGACGAGTCCAAGTGGAGGACTGGACGAAGGTCTACCCCGGCATCACCTACTACACGGTGGCGTTGTACGCAACTCTCCAAGCAAACCCGCGTCAAAGCCACTTTCTGAGGGGTGGCGAGAGAGCGCGCATCAACTACGACTACAAGACGGAAGCAGAGGCCAACGCGGCCTTCGACTTCCTGATGGACGGAGGCGACCCGCACGAGCTGGGGAAGCCGAGCATGAGCCAGTATTGGACCGACTGGGATACGGAGCACTGCATCCCGCATTAAGTAAGGAGCAAACGGCACAAAGACTGACGATTCGATATGACTGGGGAGGTATCGAATGAATCTCACGAAGCAAGACAAGGCCATGCTGACCGACGAGTTCCGCAAGGCGTGGCGAAGGCGCGACGGGAGCATCGACCAAGAGATGGTCGACTTCTGCATGAAGAAGACGAGCGCCTACGTGTTCGTCAGGGGCGCGTTGGTGACACTGGACAAACCGGACATCGAGAAGAACTTCTGCTTCGGATACAGGAGCAGCGTCTACTTCGACGAGTCTGACGACGCACGGAGGATGGCCGACTACGCGGCGACGCACGAGGACTATTTCGTAAGGAGGAACGTCGAGGGCACGGACGCATACGAGATCATGCGGCTCATCGACGGCCTCATGGCCGAGGACAGCCTAGACGAGTCGTGGCACAGCCTGACTCCGTACCTCAACCGAGTTAGGTACACGTCGCAGGACGACGACTGCCGCATGGGCAACGTCGTGTGGGTCGACAGGTGGAACACCTACGGGAGGAAGACCGACGAGGAACTGACCATTGATGACCTCACCGAGCTGTATCGGATCTGCTTCGAGGAGCAGATGAAATTCTGCAAGCGGCTCAGGACGTACCTCAAGCGGTACGGGTTGAGCAAGGTTCGCACATGGACGTATTGGGCAGACGAGTAAGGGGTGGCGACATGACGAGGTCCTCGAGGCTATCCGCAGCACGAACCGGGACTACGACTACTAGAAAGGAGAACCAATGAGCTATTGGGACACACCATATGCAAGGGCGAACGAGTTGTTCGACCTTGAGGTGTTCGCGGGTCCGGACGGTCACGACCTTCTGGACGCATACAACGACCGCGACGACGACGAGGCGCGTGACGCACTGTTCGACATCGTGAACGAGATGGCGGAGGCCGAGAGCGACGACGCCATGAGGGCGATCCTCCGTGAACGCAAGCACGAGTTCATGGCGGTCATGTCGGCCTAGCGCCCGACCCCGAGGGCTGGGAATCCCCCAGCCTTCCAAGACGGGTACTTGCCCGAGAGAAAGGAGAGTCATGAAGTACGCAATCACTGACGGCGAGACCTTATGGCTCCGTCCGACCGGCGACGCCGAACTGGTCAAGCGAACGGCGAAGTTTCTGTTGGGTGCCAAAGACCCGAGCGTGTTCCAAGTGCTCGGGATACGGAACGGTGTGGTCACGAACTCCGTGCCGTTGCCGTGGTTCTGCGAGCACAACGGCATCGAGAAGGAAGTGCCCCATTGGAGGGCATAGGAAAGGATGGGCAGATGGACAACGCGATCAAGCAGGTCGACAACATCGTCAAGCAGCGAGGCGAGTGCATCATCGGCGGCGTTATGGAGATGTTCCTCGGTTGTGACCGCAAGGAACTCGCCGACGAGCTCCGGGCCCGCGGATACGTCGTACGACGGAGCTGCCAAGTGAAGGACGGGTACGTGGTGTACCCGAGGCGAACGGGCCACATTGGACCACACATGATAATCGAGGTGATCTAAATGGAAATTCTCGACAACTCGCAACCGTCGCCCGCCCACTACGAGCTGGTGAGCAAGGGGAAGTACGGACGCTGCCGAGCGGTGGCGTCCGCAAGCACGCTGAGGGAGGCCGCGAGGATCATCAAAACAGTAGCCGCCCGCGACCACGGGGCGCTCGTGGTCGAAGTTAGCCGGGCGGGCCGAAGGATTGGCCTGCTCGGCCTGAACGAAATAAGGGAGAGGAACGGCATCCGCAAGGCGGGTGCCGTCCTTGGTTAAAGGGAGCAGAAATGGCAACGAAAAAGCAAGGCGTTGGGATCTGGTCCCACTACCGCACCAACGAGACACCGAAGGCCGACGGGCTGCGGTTCGTCGGCGAGGTGTGCGGGTATCACACCGAGGCTAGGCTCTACTGGGCACCAGCCGACTTCAGCCGTCCCGACGAGGGGGACAAGCGGCCGTACGTGGCGATGTGGTTCCAGCTCGACGACGAGCTGGACTGGAACGGTTGTCACGTCAACGAGCTTCACAACTCCGAGTACGTCGGGGACGAGCGCCCGCGCCGCAACTGGAAGGAGCTGTGCGCGATCGGAGAGACGCTGGGCATCGAGTACTTGGAGGAGCTCGTGTGGTACGCGCTCCACAGGCACGAAGCGTACCTGGCGGCGGGGTTCAAGTTCGAGAACAAGACCTACGTGTTCCCCACCGACAAGACGGGGGACGAGGCGATTCGTATGGCGAACGAGCACTACCAGAAGGCATTGGCAAGCGGAGACCCGAGAAAGGCGGCATAGAGATGGGCTGGACGGGAATGGACCTGCACTACTGCGAGTTCAACAAGAACGGTAGTGTCAACAAAAAGAAGACGATGGACCGCGAGTTCGAGTCGTGGGGCTCGACGGTCATCAAATCAACTATGTCGGGCGGCGTCTGGTACGGCGTCGTCAGAGAGAGGGACGGCAGGGCGTGGCTGGTCGTGAGCCTGATCCACGTTGCGAGGGGAGCCGACGAGTTCAGGTACAAGGACATGACCGACACCTGCAGCCCGTACGAGAAGGGCTGCCCGAAGGCAATCCTCGACCTCGCCGACGAGGTGTGCCCCTGCACGGACGAATACGACAGCGATGGGCATGCCAAGGCATGGCGCGAGGCTTGCCGCGAGAACCTGCGCATCAAGGACTCGCCCACCGCGTTCAAGAACGTCTCCCCCGGCGAGTCGGTGCTGTGGCACATACCAGAGGACAGCGGCGTCACCTGCGGCGGCATGAGCCTTGCGGGATGCACCGTGAAACTAACAAAGAAGCCGGGAAAGCGTCAGTGGCGGTGCCACGAGCTGCGAGCCAGGGTCGCGACGAAGCTGGTCAACCCGCTGGACTGCGAGCTTCTGGCGGCAGATGACGACGAGTTCCGCAAGCTCACCCACATCCGGGACTGGTACCTGAGCGAGTATCCGACCGACCCTCTGGGCTTCGAGCTCAATGCGGACGTCACCTTCAAGCAGCTCTACGACCGACTGGCAAGCGGATGCGACGTGTACGAGGTGATGGGAGTCGGGGACTCGCTCGTGAGGGAGCGGATGTTCGAGCATCTTGCAATGATGAGCGGCGTTGACTACGGCGCCATCTACGAAATGTGGATGGCGAAGGCGGTATAGCACCGAAGGTGCCCTGTTTGTTAAGGAGGAAAAAATGGTCGCTTACAAGATAACGGACAACATAACCGGGGAAGTCCTCATGACGACCGACGTTAGCCACGAGACCTTCGAGGCGCTCTTCCCCGAGGCCCCGGAAGAGGTCGAGGAGGCCATCGACGGGCTCGTCGAGGAACTCAGCCGCGGCGAGTGCACGGGCGGCACCTGGGGTTGGGAGGTGTATCTGGGCCTCAGCGTCGAGCGGGTCTACGACTACGACCCGATGGCCGGGGCGCTGTGGGACTACGAGGACATGCCCGGGATCACCGTCCTCGGACATGCTGAGGACGGGACTCTGTACAACCTGCACATGGACCTATTCGACATGGACATCTCGGTGTTCGTCACCACCGAGGGGGACATGGAGTACTTCCCGAACGACTGGGACGGGCTACAGCCGAAGTCCTGCGAGGACTTGAAGGACATGCCGAACTTCCATTGGGTAGAAGGTGAGGAATACGCCTACCAATAGCGTCACCCGTCCGCAGGCTTGGAGACGAGCCTGCGGGCTGATTGGCACTGGGGCCAACGAAGGGAGACAGGCATGGCGAAGAAGAAGTTTTACGTTTCGTACGACGTGACCCTCACGGCGGGAAGGGTTATCGCAGCGGAGTCAGAGGAGGACGCGCTGCGCATAGCGGAGGAACTCAAGTACAACGACGAGTGGCGGGAGGACCTCATCGACTCGTTCGACAACGACTACGAGGGATACAGAGCCAAGTACATAAAGACAGAAGTAGAAGGCATCGCGCCTGAGGACGAGCTTGCCGACAACGAGGAGGTGTAGACATGGCGAAGTACAAGGTCAAGTGCTACGAGACAGCGGTGTACACGTTCGAGGTAGAGGCGGCAGACGAGGATGCCGCGTGGGACAAGGCTCACGACGTCCTTCTCGGAGAGCCGTATCAAGTGCTTCCAGACGGAGGAGTTCCCGATGGAGTCTGGGAGGGTGCGTTAAGGCTCGTACCGCCCGAGGGTACTCCAATAGAGTGCGAGGTGCCGGATCGCGAGTGGGACATAACGGAGGAGTAACGATGTTTGTTCTTATCTGCAACAGCGGGGACGGCGAATCCCTGCAAAGCACGCTCAAGGGCGTGTTCGAGACCCAACAAGAGGCGTACGAAGCCATGGTCGAGCTCATCGGCACCCACCGGAGCGACTGGGCGATCGAGTACGGCGCAGACAAAGGGGCATTCACCGTCAAGGTCAGCGAAGACCAGGGCGTGCTGGTCGACGGAGACGGATGCGACTGGAGGTACTACGAGAAGTACCTCATCTTCGACAGCGAAGATAGCAAGACGTTCGTCTACTAAGAGAAGAGGCACCCATGTGGTGCCCTACATGCCTGGCATTTGGCTAACGAGAAAGGAGCACGGCAATGAGCGTGTGGAGCAGTTGGAGCTACGGTGCGAGCTTCCCGAAGGACACAAAAATAAACCCGGAGAGCCGGGACTACAAACTCGTGCAGGACGAAGACGACCATTACGAAATCGAGTACGAAGGAGACGGGGGCTATGCGGAGCACATCTTGGAAGACCTCGTAGAGCTGTTCGGCATGCCTCTTGACGAGGTTAAGGGGCTTGTCCTCCATGCGTGGTATCGCTTCGAGGATGAGGACTTCAACGAGGTCACGGTGGACATAAAGGACGGGAAAGTGACCTGTGAACAAACAGTCAAGGTGTGGGAGCCATGCTCGCTGAGCGAAACGGGTATTAGCATCGGACATGAGGAGTAGGTATGCATAACTTCGACTGGAAGCCCACGAAGTACGACCCAAAGACCGCCGGCCAGTGCGACGGCGGCCTCTACTATGACGGCGAGATCATCTTTTCGATCAGGGAGACGGACGATGACGACGTTGACTACGAGGCTGGCTGCATCGGCTGCCTCATCGGGTTCTACGAGCTCGGCAACCACTATCAGGAGGACACCGTCTACGGATTCCAGTTCGGCGATGCCCTCTACACGGGATACCACAGCACGAACGAGTGCATGGAGGACGAGTACCATACGGACGGCGTATGGCGCATCGCCGACGACGGCTACGACTGCGGAACCATCGCAGAGCTCGCACACGATCTGTACGAGGACGGCATAGACCTGAGCATTGCGATGCGGGAGATTGACAAGCTGCTCGGAAAGAACAAGGTCATTGCGAGGGAGCCATGAACGGCTACGTGGTGATATGCGTCCGCTACGGACGCTTCGACAACGACGGGACGCGCTGCTTCGAGACCTTCGATGCGGCGCGTCGTGACATGCTGGCCCAGCTCGAGGAAGAGCGTTGCCGCCTGCTCGGCTGCGGATGGCATGCAGAGTCCAACGTCTACGAGCGCGAGGCGTTCATAGACGACGTCCACTGGGTCATAAGAGAAGTAGAGAACGTCTAGGAGGACAGAGCATCCCCCGCTGGGCGATTGTCTAACGAAAGGAGACAAGCATGGAATTTAAGCTAGAGGAGTACGCTACCTTGGCAGGATACACCAACGACAATGGCAAGAAGGGATACTTCCCGACCTACCACATCGACATAGACGGCGGCTACATCGCAAGCGAGTACCACGCACATAACCTGACACCAGACGTCATCGCCCACGTCATAGAGGAGTCGGAGAACGAAATCTCCGAGGCCATATCGCGAATTATCGCAGCGAACATGGCAAGCAACGTCGTGAGTCCTACAAGAGTGAGAGTCGAGTCAAGCACCGAGCTCCAAGTTTGGGTGAGAGACTACGCGAACTACGTCAGGGATGAGGTGTTCGACTGCGAGCTCGCACTTGACACGTTCTCCCTCGATGAGCTTCCGCCTAGTGGGGACGGGTTCGCGGACGGGGCCTGTAACTACGGGGACGAGGTGTTCGAAGCCGCGGTGTCGCTCGGCCTCGTCAACGAATGGGACGGACCGTTCTACTTCAGGATCAGCGACTATCCCTCATATGACCGCTATATAGCGGCAAGGGTACTGAATGAGTACGGCGTAGAGCTGCGCGGATAAGGAGACCAACATGTTTGACGCAAGGCACGGCGAGGAAGTCGCCAACGAGATATACAAAACAATCCTTGAGCGTGAGGACGTTGCACTCTGGTATGAGCACGAGTTCTATGACGAGAACTCGTGCTGGGACAGGGCTTCTGCAGACGCGATGGACTATCTCGCGCTTGGAGACAGCGAGATCACCGACCTCATGGCGTGGGTGATAAGTATGCAGGACTCCTATGACACGGCATGGAACGACGGATTCGGGTACCTGCTCGGTTCGCTGCTGGCAAGCAGGTACGAGGACGAGAACTTCGGAGAGGAGTAGGGGCATGAGAATAGTTCCAATGAGGAACATCAACAGCGCTACGGGGCACACCGTCATCTACTCGGAGCTTGACGACGGGAGCTTGGCGCGGGTCGGAGAACTGAACATGCTTTCCGACCTAGACCCCGACGGCCAATGCGTCGTCCACATCTATCAAGACATGCGCCACCTGTTCGAGCTGCCTAGCGAGCCTGATTTCTGGGGTTTCGACCGCACGCGAACCGCATGGGAGTGGGTGAAGGAAAACCTCGGCGTCACATGGGTGTGAACCGCCCAACCAATTGCTGGCAAGCAGGTACGAGTACGAGAACATGGAGGAGGAACAGACATGAATGGCATAGAGATCCACGAGAACGGAATAAAGAAGGCTGGTATCAGTATGCCGGCCATAAGCGTCGACGCCGTGGGCGGCAAGGTCGTCGCCTACGTCGGCAGCGACACGGACAACTACTCGGAGGTGTTCGTCGAGTTCCATACGGACGACGGCAAGATATTGCAGCTCGCAGTGGTCGGGCAGACTCACGACGGCCAAGGCGAGGCAGAGATGCACGCGCTGGTCTACGACGGAGTCGACGAGGACGTACGGTGGCACCACGAGATTGAGGTCAGCGAGAACAGCTACTGGTACGAGTGAACGGAGAGTGGTAATGGGACTTGACATGTACCTTGAAACCGCGTGGGACGGAGTCGACGATGACGGCCCGTTCACCTGCTACGATTACGCCCTCGAGTGGGGAAAGGCGAACCAGATCCACGGCTGGTTCGTCCGCAACGTGTGCAACGGTGAGTGCGAGAACGGCGTGTGGTACGACGTCAGCAGGACGCAGCTCGCCAGCCTCGGGGCAGTGTGCAAGGAGATAGGCGAGTCGGAGACCGTGCTAGTCGACGACTTCCGAGACGGAGTGGCGGATGGGGAGTACGTAAGTGTCCCCGTCAAGCGTGAGGCCCTGGCAGACACGAGCCTCGCCGAGAGACTTCTTCCAGTAATGAGCGGGTATTGGTTCGGGAGCCAGTCATACGATTGGCTTTATTTGTGGGAGGTGAGACGCACGGCGCGTGTGATTGAGGAATTGCTCGACGAGACCCCGCCGGATGTGTACTTCTCATACATGGCATCTTGGTAAGGAACGGATTAGGGCACCTGCGGGTGCCCTTGGTTTAAGGAGGCATCATGGATCGACTGAGCGAAAACGAGCTTGACAATCTGCTGCACCAGCTCAACTACGCGCTGCATGCGCTCGGAACGTTGCTTTGGGCGAATGACAGCAGGATCGAAAAGGCGTACGACGAGATCGCCTGCGTCAAGAAAGAAGCGGTCGCCGAGAGGGTTCGCAGGCTCTCGTCGACTGTCTGCGCAAGTAGAGATGAGATTGACGAGCAGGTCCGCAGGTTTTCTCGCAAGGCACAATAAGGGACGGGCACCTGCAGGTGCCCAATTCATAAGGAGGAAGTTATGACGGAAAGGAACGTGTTCGAGCACGTGGTAGACACGTTCGACTTTGTCGACGCGCTCGTTGAGTGCAGCGACGCTATCAGGTGGGACAAGTTCCTCGAAAACGTGGCAGAGAAGGCAGCCGACCGAAGCTGCAAGGGCGGCGTCTTTTCAAGGTTCGAGGACTTCATGGAAAGGGAAGGCTACCAGGACCAGCTCGTCGAGGTTCTGCGCGAAGCGATGAAAGCATTCACGAATAAGTGCATCGACGACTGGCACTCAGGTTTCGATCACTTGCTAGAGGGGGGATTGGAAATGACGGATTTGAAGGCTGTTCGCGACGATGTAGTTGCGTCTCACGAGGGCAACGAGGTGCTGCGCGCCCGTGCGGAGAAGTTCTTCGACATGCTCGTATCAAGCGGGGCGGTCTACTCCCCCACGCTCGGCATGGTGGTCGAGTACAACGAGTGGAGCAACGGAGAGCGGTCGGTCGACGTGATTCCGCTCGACAGCGACACGCTCGCCGACCACATCGAGTATTTGGCACTCACGTACGGGGCGGACGAGTCGTGGACGACCGACCTGCTCGCCGACTACGAGCACTCGTCGATGGTGTTCGGCGAGGAGAGCGGCAATGACGCCATGCCCGTGCTGTGGGCGGTGTCCACGGCGTCTGACTGGACGGAGAACCCGGGCGAGTAATGCCCGTCAGTATGGGGCTCTTCCTCGGGAGAGCCTCCCCTGCTGGGCATTGGCAGCACCTGCGGGTGCGTTAGACTTGGGAGGCAAAGATGACCTACGAAGAGATGCTCGACGAATTGAACCGACTCAATGACGGCGGGTTCGACATGAAGCAGAACGTCACAGCATGTGTGTATTCTGACAAACTCGACGACTGCAGCGAAAACGTCGGGTTCATAGACGACGAGACAGAGGGATTTGGTGGCCTCGGCGTTTGGTTCGAGGACGATGAGCCGAAGAGCACGCCGCTCCTGAACCAGAAAATAATGGTTCAGCGAGAGCTCGTCGAACACGAGCAGGACGACGAGTGGCGCCGCCGATTCCTGAGGATGCTGACGGGGCACGAGTGCGTCCCATGCGAGGGAAGCACGGACGAAGGGCCTAGCGATGTACTCGGCGACAAGGCAATGGTGTCGAGCATAAGCTACTACGACTGCGCCGATAAGCTCGGGCACTTCGTCACTTACCACTGGAAGCCCATCACGGACGCCCTCGCAGAGGTAGTGGTCGTGTCGACCGGCAGGGACAACTGCTGGAACGGTAAGTTCGACCTGACGAGGGAGCTGTTAGAGGAGGAACTGAGGAAGCAGATCGACAAGGCGTACAACTACAAGGACGGCGCCTTGAGAAGCGTCGCAGCCAGGTTCGGCATCAAACTCTAGAGATGATGGGAGTACACCAGGCGAAGGCGACGAACTGGGACGGAAAGCTTCTCGAGGTCACGTTCTCCATGAGGGATGGCGACCTCGAGAAGCTGTGTCGAAAGGCGCACGAGGCATTCCATAAGGAGGGAAGGTTTACAATACGGTTGGACGAGGTTGACGGCACCGAGGTACCCGTCGACCTCAGGTACAAGGTTTAGGAGCGATGAATGGAAGTCATGGAAGAGAAGGAGTACACACCGGACGAGGTACTCGCAATCATCGGCGAGCACGCTGCTATGACACCGACCATCCCTCGTGGGGAGAAGAAGCTTTCGGTTGACGTGGACGGGTTCCAAGTCTACGTCCACTCCATGCGATATAAGACCTTCTTCCAGAAGGGATTCACGTGTACCAAGTGCGGCAGAGTCGGCACGCACTTCGTGTTGGTAGGTGACGACAAGTCGAAGCGCAGGCACTTTGAGCTGTTCTCGGACGACCAAGTGCTAATGACGAAGGATCACATTATCCCCGTCAGTCGTGGCGGAAAAGACAGTCTGGATAACTTCCAGACAATGTGCAAGCGCTGCAACGCCGCAAAGGGAAACGAGGTCGACAACGCACTGCGGCTGCTGACCCCGAAGGCCAAGGCCGCAACCATGAAACGACAAGACGCCCTCGCACGCAAAGCTCACGAGAAGGCACGGGCAGACGCGCAAACAAGGTTGCTCGAGATGAAGATCAACTGGCTGTTCGACAGTGCGTTCGTGAGCGCGACAGGTCACGCGCTGGACGAGGATAGCCTGCTCGCCGACCTGGAGCAGGCGGCGATATTGGAGATCAAGCCGTCGCTCTCAAGACTGAGGCACGACGAGCGGGAGGAGCTGCGCGGGCGGCTCGCAAGCATAGAGAACTATCTGGCAGAATAAAAAACAGAGAAAGAGGTAAGGAAATGAAGAGCTTTAGCATAATTTCTCGTGTCAACGCAGACGACCTTGACGGGGATTATGGAACGTTCGACGCAGTTAGCGCACGCGAGCTGATGGCATACATTCTGGACAATCTAAGCACCTTCTCGATAGGCGACGACGTAACACAAATCACTGTGTACGCCGCCGACGACTTCGACTGGGACGAGCCGTCAGTCACGGCGTTCCGTGACGACGACGGGTGGAGCACGAACGAGTACGACAGCGACGGAAACGAGGCGGAGTTCGACGTGTCGAGGATGCGGTACGACGACGCAAGGGCCGTCCGCGAGGAGATTGTCAGCGGAATTCTTCCCGAATGGAAGAAGGTCAAGGCCCATGCGTGGGACACGGTTCCCAACATGGTTCCGCCAACGCGTGGCGCAAAGCAGTATTGGAAAGCGAGAAACGGGAGCAAGAACGTGATGTCGGCGTTGAGAAACGAGCAGGAGGAACTCAACGCGGCCCACATCGAGGGCCTTTCGACACGCACGCCAGGAGATGCGCTGCTCTCCGTGGAGCAGACGCACGCCATGCGCTGCGCGATGGAGAACTACCGCCAGGCACGCAGGATGTGCCCGACGAGGTAATCGGCCAGGCCGAGCCGCACGACGACGCAACCGGGCGGCTCGTTCGCATTCGCAGGAAGATAAAGGTCGATTGGGACCGTCCGAGCATCCGGGCGGCCCCTTTTTTTGAGGAGGAGACATGATGGGCGACGGATTGATGGCAGTAATAGACACGGCGGCGTACGCGGTCGTGAGGCACGTGCCGGAAGACAAGTTGGAGGAGGCGCTGCTCTGGATGAACCCCGGCGCCACGGACGAGGTTCTCGACTACATCAGGGACGAGTGGTCTGGTTCGGACGACGACTTCCTGGCCGTCTCGGTCGTGGACGACGAGGACTGCGACGGGAATGGCGCGTCGAGGCCGTACGCGCTTCTTGAGTGCATGCCAGAGGTCGACTTCGGCTCCGCAGACGACATGAGCTACCCCGTGGCGCTCGTGACGGCCCGTGGGAGGTGACGCGGCGATGGAAGTGGCAGTCACGGCGCTGATTCTGTTGACGTTGTTCGCGGGCGGCTTCGTCCGCCACTAGGAGGGAAAGATGAGCAGGGAGACGGAGATTCTGAACGACATGGCGACCCGGAACGCCATGCTGGCGCAGCAGGCGTTCGACGCATACGTGGACGGGGGTGGTGAAGCCTATCTGATGGCCCACATCGAGCATCTGGCGTCCACGAGGACGCTGAGGGCGGCGATCGCCAGGATTGTGAGGGAACAGGGAGGCGAGGCGGCATGAGGACTACGAGCTACGTCGGGGATGGCTTCAGTGCCGAGATAATGAGGCTCCGAAGCGGCTTCGTGCTCACGATACGCGACTCCCACGGCCACATCGTGAGGAGGCGCAAGAAAAACACGTTCAAAGTAGCCAACGACGAGATGTGGCGCTTCTCGAACAGATGGAAGGTCGTCGGGGACGGTGAGGGGCGTTGAGCGGACGCGCGGACGTCACGTACGAGCGGTTCGACGTCTCAAAGGCTGACGTGACGCCCGTCGACACCGGATTATCGTTCTGGGCGTGCGTGAGGGGCTCCGGGAGCGGCCAGATGCCCGTCGGGAGGCACTCGTCGGACCAGTACTCGCCGAAGCCCGTCTACAGGGCCGGAAACCGGCTCGTTTTCGGCCTTGCGGACCGCGTTTTCGCCTCGCCGGCGCAAAACGACCTCTACGTGGTCCCGGAGGACGAGTTTTGGGCCTTGCAGGGCGAAAAGTCGGCCTTGGAGGCGCTCTTGCGCGAGATTTCGTCGCAAGACGGCCCAACGGACGCGAAAAACGGGCACGACGGCACGTCGGAGGCCGCAAATGGACGCCCGGAGGCCGTTTCTGAGGCCGCGAGGCTCGAAAATGCGTCCAAGAGGGCGTTCGGTGAGAAAAACGGCCGCAGAATGGACGTAGTCGAGCCTGGAGTGCGTCCAGACGGCTCCCAGATGGCCCTTTTCTGACATCGCAAGCGAATTTTGGAGGTTATGGCATGAGATTTCCGACTCCGTTGTTTCTCAGGGTGCCTAAGGGCGAGCTTGACGCCGTGATGAGGTCCGCCAGCGCCGAAATCGGGCCGGACCACCTGTGTTTCGAGCGCTTTTATCAGGCCGTCGCCGCGACGTGGCCCAAGGGCATGGCCGTCGTGGACGTCGGGGGCTTCGTCGGCGTGCAGGGATGGTTGTTCGAGGGCTTCGACGAGTACCTGTGCGTCGACAGGTACGACGCCGCGTACCCCGAGCGCGGGTTGGGCAAGCCGAGGCGATGCGCGCTGCCAGAGAACGGCAAGCACGTGCGAAGGGACGGGCACGACTACATCAACTTGATAAGGGAGTTCGACATCGACGTCAGCGACGTGCTGTTCGTGTGCTCGGCCGTGCCCGACGACCGGTTGCGCGACCTCGTGGCGAGCATGCCAAACTCGGTCGTGTGGTACCCGTCCGAGGACATGCGAGGCAACGGGCCATACGTCGCCGACACGATCGCGGAGTTCGACAGGCTCGGGAGAGACGGATGGGAAGAATGGATGGAGAGGGTGGTGTCGAACGTCGTCGCGGCGGGATACCTCGCTGACGCGCCGCTCGCCGAAGAGTCGTAAACGTTGGCTCGACGTCGGGGCATAATGCAGGCATCGCCATTGCCCGCCGAGGCGGGAATGACCCGTTAAGCAGTATCGTACGCTTTTCGGGAGGCGACTGTTCCCCGCGTAAGCGGGGTGTGACCCCTCGCGTGCATCCGCGCCGAGGGGTCCGTCTTTCTCTAGCCCCGTCTGGAACGAGTTTTGCCATGCCGTCAGTTCATTTGCAACCCTCTTGCAACCCTATTGCAACCAGAGTACAATTGCATTGCAAGTAACTCATCGTTTGTTGGGAGGACGCATGCGAGATGACACGATAAGGGCGCTCGCCAGGTACAACCACTACCTGGTGAACGAGCTGCGAAACGTGGGCATAAGGTTGAACGACGCAAGGGTCGGAGACTACCAGCTCACGCCGGGGCGCGGGATGGTCGAGCTCACGAGGCTTGCGGCCGAGCACGGCCTGCTGTCAAAGCCGGTGGTGGGTGACATGATAGCGGCCCTCGGGGCGGACATAGACGCCAACGACTGCACGACCGACAACATACCGGTCGTGAAGCAGGGGCCGTACGTCCTGGAGTGGATGCAGAAGGGCGACTTCCGCACCATGACGGTCAGGGACGCGGCTGGCGCGCTCGGCGTGTCCACGCAGAGGGTGTACGCCCTGCTGAAGGAGGGCAAGCTCGACGGCGTCAGGCTCCCGAGGGGGCAGATGGTGTACGCGAGGTCGGTGGAGAGGAGGCTCGGGGATGAGTCATAGGCGACCGGCCACGGTGGCCGACAGGCACGTCAGCGAGCTGCTCAAGGCGCATCCGCAGCTCGCGCGCGTGACGGGGCCGTGCTTCTCGTTCAGCCAGGAGGCCATAGAGGCGAGGTCGGTCGAGGTGAACGGGAGGATCAGCGACGCGGAGAGGGCGTGGCGCATATCGAACGACCCGACGTACCTGCTCTGCGAGGACGTGTCCCTCTGGGCGAACTGGCAGTCGTCGAGGCACGTGTACAGGTTCGATAAGGCGCTCACGAGCGAGCTGCTCAAGACGAGCTTCCCCGACTCGATGCCAGTCGGGATGCTCAGGAGGCTGCCGTACCCGTGCCTGTTCGTGGAGGCTCGGATGCCCATGAGCATGAGCGACGGCAGCGTCGCCATGACCAGCGGGTTCTTCGCGTGGACGGACCGCACGATAAGGGCCGAGGCCCTGGCGTTCGAGGACGGGGCCGAATGCGTGTCGATCATGCAGCTCGTTGACGGGCAGCCGAGGAGCGTCATGTCCATAAACCTCGACGTCGACACGCTCGGCGAGGTCATATCGGAGGCGATGGAGTTCGACCTGGCGGAGGCGAGGCGCGTGAACGGGTCGCGCGACGCCTACGTGACGTTCGCGAGGGACTACGAGCGCATGCTGCGCGAGCACTACAACCAGGTGCTGAGCCACCTGCTGTACGTGGTCGCCGACAACAGCGACCAGGAGGTGGAGTACCGCCCGTCGGGCAAGTCGAGGCGCAAGGGGCGCTGCGAGTCCACCATCCACGCGGTCGGCAGGCGCGTCGGGAGGGCGATAGGGGCCGCCAAGGTCAGGTACGTCGGCGAAGGCGGCACGGAGGGAGACAGGACCGTAAGGCCGCACGTCCGGGCCGCCCACTGGCACCACTACTGGACCGGGCCGCGCTCCGAGCCGGAGAAGCGAGAGCTCGTCCTGAGGTGGGTGATGCCCACCTTCGTGAACGGCGGCACCGACGCGGTAACCGTCACGCACGAGGCGTCGCGAAAATGAGAAAAATACTAGCGACCGAAAGGGGAAGCAATGATAGCGTTTATAGTCGATGTGCAGAACGCACGCATCGAGGGCTTTTGGTGCCCTCACGAGGAGTGGGAAGCCAAGCGCATCGGTCGTTTCGACAGATTGTCGGACGCAATATGCGCCGCCCTCCCGCTCGTGGGCAAGAATGACGACGTGATCGTCAGCATCGTCACGTTCGACCCCGCCAAGCCGGGGCATACGACGACCGAGGCTATGTACGACTTCCTGCACGGCACGCTCCGTCACGCCGCGAGGAAGGCGGCATAGGATAACAGCGACGAGACCGGCATGAAAAAAGCCCCCACGTTCCCATCATCGGGAGCGTGGGGGCTTTTTGCTTTGCATACGAGTTTTGCTAGATGCCGGAAAGGTACGCGTCACCAACGTTCGTGCTCATGGCTGGTTGGAGTACGCCTCCTCCGCGCCCCGAGACGTCTCCTCCCAGTAGTCGCGCACCGGCTCGGGCATCATCGACGTGTCGACTTCCCAGAAGAACGGAGTCGGCTCGGGCCACCCGTTCGCCTTCCAGTCGACGCGGCCCAAGTCGTCCAAGGCCACGTCGGGGAGCCTCGCGGACGCGTCGTACCCGAGAATCAGATTGTGGTACCCGAGGATCAGCCTCAGGCGCTCGTCGTCGCCTATGAGCCCGACGCAGCGGAGCGCGTCGACGTAGTCCTCGTACATGTTCCGGCTGATGACCCACGGGTACCTGTACGACACGGCCATCACGGACTCCGCCATGCGCTTGATCGTCCCCACGGCGTCGTCGTACCGCGTCGCCTTGGCCGCGGGGGCGTCGCACTGCTCTCGGACGCCGTTCCAAAGGAGCTCGAGCGCGTTCCGCTCGAGCATGTCCCTCATGACTCCCACCGAGCCGTCGAGGTCGTACACGTGGCCGCTCACGCGTGCCTTGGCCCCCGCACGCATCGTGTACGTGGCCCTCGCGTGCTCGACGTACTGATTCGTGAACTCGTCGAACGTCCTTTCATGTTCCACCGCCACGTTTCTCTTGAAATCCTCGAACGCCATGCGCCCATCCTCCCGTCAAGTGCCCGTCTGGGCCGCTCTCGCATAGATTGTAGCCGTTTTCACGCCACGGACGTCCAAACACCCGCAAACGCGCACGCCGGGTGTCAGAATGACTCAGGCGGGCAGTCCCGCCGACATGTAGGCGTTGATCATGTCCACGTTCTGCTGCCTCAGTAGGACCTCGACGTACGGGAAGATGCCGTCGTCGCCCGCACGGAACTCGATGGACCATCCCTTGGACGGCATCGCGCACAGCTGGTCCGCCAGCCTGCCCTTGTTGGCCTCCAAGTACGTCGCGCACATGCCCAGCGCGTCCTCCGTCTGCTTTTTGAACGTCTCCCTTGGTGTTTCCATGCCAATCCCCCTCATGAAGTGTGCCAATCGCGTCCCCGTAGTTGATTGAGCGGTACCTGACGCCCAACTCGGCCCTCACGACGGCGAGGAGGGCCTCCTTGTCGGCCATTTCTGCCTCCAAACCAGCGTCTCGACGCGTTTTTGCCTGGAAAATCACCCACAAGGCCCCTCCGGGGCGTCGATTTGACGTCGGAGGGGCCTTTTTCGCGCTTAATGAGCGCGTTTTCGCCTTGAGAGCCCGATTTGGGGCGTCTCGGCACCGTCTTTGGCCCGGTCGGGCCGTCTCCATGCCCCGAAACTCGCCCCCGAGCCGCGTCTCGCGGCCCATCCGGGCGTCATGGGGCCAAATCAAGTAAGTTTTTCTCCGAACTCGACGACCGATATGGACCACCAGAACCTCGGCCATCGCACCTCCGCGCGCTCGCCCCACCTGTCGATGACATACGGGTACGCGTGCCATATCACGCGCCTTCCGAGCTCGCGTCCGTCGCCGACGTACGGGTCGCCGACCAGACTGAACGTCGCGACCGCCGTGTCGGTCACGTCGGAGCGCCTGTACCACCTGACCATGCGGTCATAGTGGAAGTACTTCGCGTGCGGCGAGAGGATGTTCGAGGTGTACGCCTGACGTGCGTCCATGCCGCTCGCCACGCACCTCGCGATCTCTGGGTCGAACTCGTCGGGCGGGTCGAGCATTTCGCGCGAACCGTCGGCGAACGGAATGTACACCGGCTCATGCGCGTCCTCGAACACCTCCGAGTCGTGGTCGTACCACAGCATCGTCATGAGCTTGTCACTGCGCACGTAGCTCTGGGGCGGGACCTCGACCGCCACCATCCGCTGCTTCTCGATGAACCTCTTGGCGTCGTCGAAGCTGTCGAACGCGCGGGCGTCGCTCTCATGCGTGTCGAGGTAGTCGTCGCAGTACTCCTTGTACGCGATGAACACGACGGGCTTGCCAATGAAGAACCGCCTCATCGGGCACCACTCGCGCTCGCCCACGCAGTCAAGCGGACAGTCGTCACAGTCGTGGATCACGTATGCCATCTCATCCTCCAAATAAGGTGGGCGGTCCGCCATTCCGTACGCCTACAGCTCGACCAGCTCTATCTCGTCGATCAGCGTTCCGAAGCCATTCTCCGCCATGGAGACGAGGCGCAGCGATGCTGATGGTGTGGTGAGAAAGATGGCAGGCCCTGAGGGACTCGAACCCCCACGGACGGTTTTGGAGACCGTCATGCTGCCGTTACATCAAGGGCCTGTTCATGGCGGAGGCGGTAGGGATCGAACCTACGCACGTCGGCGGACGTGTACTCCTTAGCGGGGAGCTGCATTGCCGCTCTGCCACGCCTCCGTACGGGTGTGACATGGAGCCCGAGACAGGAATCGAACCCGTGACCCGCTGCTTACTAGGCAGCCGCTCTGCCAGCTGAGCTACTCGGGCTTGGTCGCGGGGGCCGGACTCGAACCGGCATGTAGCAGCTCATGAGGCTGCCGAGTGACCGTTACTCTACCCCGCGATGCCGTCGGGGGTCGGACAGGCTCCCCGACACGCAGATTTCGGGCCCTGCGAAGCCACCGCCCCTGTCGGCGGGAGCCCGACGCTAGTCGAGCGGGACGAAGACTTCCTCGAGCACGTCGCTGCAGATGAACGTCCCCGCCTCTACGGCGAGAACCCCCTTCGCGACGTCCTCGTACGTCTTGGTGGCAATGCCGTACGCGGACGAGATGTCGTCGGAATCGTACTGGAAGACCTCGGGAAGGAAGAGCGCGTACTCGGCGGCGTGCTCCGGGTCGACCACGACGTCGGACAGCACGGGGTTGCCGATGAACGCGGCCTTTATGATCTGCCCAATGGTCGGCTCGTCGTTGCTCGGGACGATCTTCACGCCGAGCTCGACGTTGCCGAAGGTGTACGCCTCGGGCATGCACCTGCCCAAGTACTCTGCCTTGATGGGGTTGTCCACATTGAGCACGACGGTCGGGCCTTCCTCTTCGTACTCGACCTCGACCTCGTCGTCGTACTCGAAAAGGCCGGCGACTTCCTTGGCCTTGTTTACCCACGGCGCTCGCAAATCGGTTTCAGGCATGCGTGTCCCTTCGTGACGGTGAAGAACGGGCGCGCCGGTGGGGCTTGGTCTGTGTTTGGCACCGGCGCAATGCATATTCTAGCAGAAATACCTAGCCATTCTGCATATTTTCTGTGGTGTTTTCATTTTCAGCTGTACTTCCGCCGTCCTCGCCGCCACCAGGCTCCGGCTCCTCCGGGTCCGGCTCGACCGGCTCCGGGTCGGGCTCTACGGGCTCGGGTTCTGGTTCCGGCTCAGGCTTCTCGACCTCCCACTCGAACAGCGGGACCGTGTCGAAGCAGTCGGCGAGCCTGTCTATCGGCACCGGAATCGCGTGGTCGAGCGTGCCGTCCTCCCTCAACCTGCACATGTCTACGTACTCGTACCCGCCGTGGGTCTGGAAGTAGCTCGACTTCATGTACAGCTCGCCGTACTCGATGGTCTCGCGGTGGCGTATCCCGCCCTCGAAGGTCTCCTTGCACTTGAGAATCACCTTTCGCCCCTCCCGTGGGTTAACGTGCGTGTCGTCATGCAATTGTACCCCAGCTGAGGTGGCGTTCTAGGGTTCGTTTCGATATAAATGGTTTATGTTTATTTGGTTGCGTCGCCAAGCACGGCGTGGGCGTACTTCCGCTCGGCGTCCATGAAGGCGACGTCTGCGGCGAGCTCCGGCCTCGCCCTCTGCGGGGCGACGGCGTCGAGGATGCGGAGCTCGGTCTGGTACACGACCCTCTCGACGAGGTCGGCCTTCGACCCGTCGCCACCGCCCCTCATGAGGGCCCTCTGGGAGTCGAAGAACCTGCGCACCATCACCTCGGTCTCGGCCATCGTGCCCATCAGTCTCGTCGGGGGCCACTGCGTCTCGTACGGGTGCGTGCCGTCGCCGACCAGCGCGCCGGACGTCCAGAGGGAGAGCAGGTTCCTCGACGCCCTCACCTGGATCTTCTGCCTCGGCTCGACCACGTAGAGGCCGCCGTCCCTGCGCAGGCGGACGACGCCGGTGTCGCCGTGTATCTCCACGAGGCCGTACCTCTTTATCGCCGGGTGCGCCAGGAGCGCGACCTGCGTCGTCAGGAACGACTCGCCGCGGCCCAGCCTTTCGACGGCCTCCCGGTACGACGTGACGGCGCCGAACGCGTCGCCGGTCGCTAGTATGGCGACCTTCCCGTACCTGCCGCCCGCATCCTTCGGCGTCCCGCCGTCTATCACCTTGAGTGGCATAGCGCGTCTCCTCTCAGCTTGGCGATACCGACCCTGTCGCAGTATCGCAGTGCCCCTCTCCTCATGGCGCCGCACATGCGCACGGCCCGCTCGAGCGGCACGTCGTCGCCCCTCATCGCGGCCATGACCATGACGGTGTCGGTCGCCACCTTCTCCTCGTCGTGAGCGTAGACGTAGAACCTAGCGAGCATGTCGGCGTAGTCGCGCTTGCCGCCGGCCTCGAGGCCGGTTATGAGCACCCATGCGTCCTCCACGTCGCCGGAGCACTCCGCCCGCTCCGCCTCCAGCACGGGCTCCCTCTCCATCAGGTCGTCGAGGCTGCGCGTCGGGTCGAGCACCGTGCTGTGGGAGATCGACGTGCCGAAGCCCGTCCCCTGCCCCCCGACCCTGCTCCTCAGCGTCTCCAACTCGTCGTCTATCTCGTGAATCCTGATGGCGGACTCACGCGCGCACTCGAACACGTCGGACGGCCTCATTTCGACCAGCCCCTCACGGTGCCGCTCGCTATGGCGTTTAGGACGGCCCGCACGGCGGAGTCGACCTCCGACACCCAGTTGTTCACGGTCGGCATGGGGCGGTCCAGCATCCTGCATATCTCGGACCTATCAATGCCGCCCATGTTCATGCGCCACGCCATCACCTTGAGCCTCCCGTCTGCGTATCCTTCCCTAGCGTCCTTGGCCATCGGCACCCCATTCTCCCTTCGCCGTGTGCGTGAGGTGGTACCCTCCGCAGTACCTGCACTTGTAGTACCTCAGCGGCTCGCCGCGCTCGTGCTCGCAGTGCGCCGCGGCCATGCTCGCGGCGGTCTCGGACGCGTATCGCCTCTTCTTGGCGCATGAGCTGTACGCCTCCTGCCCGTACCGCGCGATGACCTGCCTGCGTCGCTCGGCGTCGCGCTCCTTCGCCCTGCGGCGCCTCCTCGCGCGCCTGCTCCTCGCCGCCGACACGCGCTTCGGGGTCTGGGGCGCAGCCCTCCCGCTCATCGGGCGTCACCGTCCCTGGAAACCATGATGCTCCTCCAATCGTCATGCTATCTGCGTGCCGCACATCGGGCACAGCAGGTACCTCGACGCGCCCATCACGTACTCGCCGCCGCACGCGTCGCACCGCATGGAGCGGCATCCGTCGACGACGCCCGTCTCGACCGGGTGCGACGGCCTCGGGGACGGCATCACGCCCGTCCTCGGGCCGCACCTCGGCAGCTCGACGAGGCCCTGCGCGGACAGCGCGTCTATCCTCTTCTTGATGGTCGTCGTGCCCACCGAGAGGGCGTGCGCAATCTCCCTGTACGTCGGCCCCCTGCCGTTCGCCCTCGCGTAGGATGCGACGTAGTCGTACACGACGCTCTCGGGCGCCTTCAGTGTCTTCATCACTCCTCCTCCGGTTCGATGCCGAGCCTCTCGCAGAACCGCTTGTACAAGCGCCTCGTGAGTCGCTCGGTCATATCGTCGACGTTCTCCGGCCTGCACAGGTCGGTCTGGTTCATCCTCACGCTGATGACGACGTTCACGTGCATGGCCCTCATCTCCGGCGAGGCTGTGACCTCTACGAGGTCCTTGAACGTCTCGTAGTCCATGCCTTCCCCTTCCGTCGGTCGAATGCCGATATCGCGGCGAGCTGCGCGAACATGAGCAGCGCCGCCAGCGGTCTGATCTCCGGCAACATGAAGAACGCGAGCGCGGACACCGCCGTGCACGCCCATAGGACGCGGCTTGCGACCATCGCGCGTCCGGCGTCGCGCCTGTCATTCAGGTCGCCGAAGGTCTTATGGTCTGGCGACGAGGCGTCGTCCGTCGCCAGCTTCGTGAAGCCGAGCCTCCTGCACTCGTTGTTGGACACCAGCCCGTACGGGGGAGGGGCCGTTGGCTTCGGGATGTCGCACGGCCCCTCCTCCACCGTCCTGGGCGCGAGGCAGTGCGGGCAGTTTTCGTGCTTGGCCCCGTCATACGCCATGCCGCAGTACGGGCACCGCATCATTTCCGTTGGTGGACGCCGCGCCGTCATCGTCCACAGCGGCTTGGGCACATCGACCTTGCGCGTCGGCCGGCGTCCCATGCGATCGCCCATCGTGTCGCTGCGCAGCGCGACGAACGGAACGCCGTCGCTGTACAGCGGTATCAGGTCGTCTGGCATCATGTCTCCTTTCAGAACAACCTCATCGCGCCTGACGCCTCCTCGTCCCTCTTCGCACACGACCCCGCTTCACGGGGTTAGCGTCAGTCCCTTCCTTCCAGTGGCGGTATGACCGCCCATGCCTTCACTGCCTCCGCGTACTTGTAGGAATCTCTGTTGTTTGGCACAAAGAAGTAGCCCGCCCCATTGGCCCACGTGTTGTAGCTGCTCGCGTAGTATTTACCGCCGCGCTTGCCAAGGATGACGTAGTCGCCCTTGCCCTCCGGCGGGACGTCCTCGGCCATCAGATGCCATTCGAAGCCGGTCGAGCCGTCGGGCTTGAGCGTCGTCAGGAACTCGGGCATGAACTCGGCTATCGTCACATCGGTCTCATCCGTGTCGTAGTACGACGTGCGGCCGAGGAGGGCCGCCGCGAAGTCTCGCAGCAGACCCTCTAGTCCAGTGGCGCTCATCGCTTCGCCGTCCCGTCGGGGGGCGCGACCATCGAATCGAGCCCCATTGAGACGCGCAGGATCGCGTCGCCAACTGACCTCGCGTAGGCCCTCAGGCACGCGGCGTACTGCGCGTCGCTCAGCCTGCCGTGGTTTTCCTCCTCGCATGCGGCGATCCATCTGTCCTGCGCCCGCTCGAAGACGGCGTGGATCTCGTCCCAGACGCTCCTCTCGAACGCGGCGGTGCGTGTGCTTTCCCATGCGACGACGGCGTCGCGTATGTCCTCGTCGGTCTGCGACCAGACCATGCCGCCGTCGTCGAGCAACGTCTGGCCGCAGTGGTACGTGGCCCGCTGCCTCCTGCGCAGCCACGCGCATGCCTCGTCCGGGTGGAGAATCCAGCCGTACCTCGGGCTCGCGCCGCAGTCGCCGAACATCTGCACCAGGCACATCCACAGGATGCTGTTCGGGTTGTCGCGCTCGACGTCGTCGTATGTGACGCACGCGCTCGCGCCATGCGGGAAGCACACGTTGCCGAACTCATCCCTGTTCGCCGGGTCCCTCAGGTACTCGTACATGGCGTCGGCGTGCATGTCCCAGCCGTCGTACTTGAGCGACCAGAAGAACGCGTCCTCGAAGCTGCGTTCCATGCCTACTTCTCCTTCGACAGGTATCGCTGGGACACGACCTTGAACTCGGCGTTCGGGCCCAGCTTGTTCCTGACGCGCGCCCACTCGTACTCGTCGGCGGAGCCTTGGCCGGTCACGTGGAAGACCACGCCCTCGTCGGGCTTGCCCTTGACCACGTTCCCGCTCAGCTTGTCGACGGCCATCAGCGCGTCCGCCACGGTGTCGTAGTCGGACGCCCTCATGTCGAGCACCCTCACGTGCGACGCCACGATGGCGTCCCAGCCGCTCTCGACGATCTCGTCGTAGGGGATCTTGCGCATCTTCGCCATGTCCCACACGGCGAACACGTGGCACCTGAACCCGCCGGTGATGCCGCGCTGGATCTTTGGCCCCGTCAGCTCGTACTGCACCGTGATCCCCGGATGGCCGAGGCAGAAGTCGACGATGCCCTGCGCCTTGGCGGCGTCGTAGGAGCGCTGCCCCCTCGTGGCGTCGGACGCGCCGGAGTCGGCGGGCTCGTCGGAGTAGCCGAGCTCCCTGTGGTGCGAGAAGAGCCGCAACCTGTTGGTGCGGGGGTCGAGCACCGTGGTCATGCTCATGCCGTCGACCTTGACCGTGGCGTACGCGTCGACCTTCTTGAGCGCGTCCCAGACGTCGGCGCAGTTCTGGATGCGCTGGGCGTCTGTGACTGGCGCGACGCTCTGGTCGTAGGGGTTGGAGACCTGTCTCGTGGTGCCATCGGGGCACTTGACCTGCCTCTGATACTCCCAGACGCCGATGCGCTCGTCGAGCGCCTCGCCGCTCTCGTATGCCGCACGAACCTCGTCCGGCGACATGAAGAAGTCGGACGGCTTGGCAATGAGGCCGGCGCTGTAGACCCCGCGCAGCCGGATGGTGCGCAGGACATGCCCCTCGCACTCCACGCCGTCGTGCTCCATGCGCTTGGTGCCCCTCGCCATGAGGTACGACAGCGGCTCGACGTCCTTGCTGACGAAGGTGTCGGGCTCGAGGTAGACGCAGAGGTCGCCCTCATGCCACTCGTCCTTGCGGTCGATGACCACCCACCCGTCGACCATGACGCGCTCGATGCGGTCGGCGCCCTCGATGGGCATGGTCCCGGCGACCTTGCGCACGGTCGCCATCTTGCGGTTCTCGTTCATTCTTTCTCCCTCCAACAAAAAGGGGGCGGCCAGATTGCCGTCCCCTCGTTGACAGTTCATGTGCTCCGCGCCGTCACTCGGCGCGTCCCTCGACCTTGTTCAGGAGGTCGAGTATCTGCGCGTCCTTGCTAGCCATGACGCGCCTGTAGACCGCCTCGCGCTTGGTGAGCCTCGCTATCGCGGTGCGCTGCGACGTGATCTTCGACTCAAGCGGGCGCGTGTAGTCGGAGACTCGACGCAGGGGGCAGGACGTTGGCCTGAGGTCGATGCATGTGGCGACGTACCCTCCGCCTTGCGCGCACACGGCCACGTCCTCTCCCACCGCGTCCGCCATGGGGCATGTCGCGCACGTCACGTCGTCGGGCAGGTCGACCACGTACTTGGTCATCTGGTCATGCCTCCAAATGCTTCGACGTCTTGCCCCTATTCGCGATTGCGTCGAGTATCCGCCCCGCCATGATGCGGCTGCCGGCCTCGATCAATGCGTCCGCCGTGAGCGACAGGCCGCCCTCGCGCGCCGCCGACAGCGCCTCCCGCAGCACGCCGTCGCTCTCCAGCACGGACAGCAGGTCCCGGCCCTTGTGGGTCAGGCCCCAGACCTGTTGGTGGGGCGGATACCCTCCGAGCACCACGAGGTCCTTGTCGATGGCGTAGCAATACGACGCTTGGAACGCCTTGTGCTCGTCCTCGTCCCATATGAGGCGACGACGCAATACCTCATTGTGGGCGTCAAAGAAGACGTCCTGCGTGCTGACGCACTCGCGACCGTCGGTGACGTCCTGTGGCCGCCTGCACTTTTCGAGGACGCATCTGACCATCTCCCAGTCGACGCCCGCGTTCCCCGCGTTCCTCATGGCTCCTCCCCCGCCAGCCGCACGAGCGTCACCCCGTACGTCCGTCCGCGCTTCACGGCGCTCCAGAAGCCGTCGATCTCGGACGACAGCACGCCGTCCTCGCACAGGCGGTTGAACTCGCCCGCCGTCATCGGGTACGCGCGGCCATGCTCGTCCTCGAACATGAACGTGCCGGCGCTCCTGCGCGGCGAGAAGCCCGCGAGCCTCAGCTTGAGGCGAACCTCCCTGAACGGCCTGAACGCGTAGTCGGTCTCGTAGTCGCGCCACCTGTCGTACGTCCATGCCGGCACGTGCGCGCCTGCGTACATCGCGTCTATGTCGTCCTTGCCGGGGTTCGTGTCGACGTGCTCGACCATGTCGCCGGTCCGTCTCTCGTACTCGAGCCGCTCAAGGCGCGTCCTGTCTGGGTTGGGCTTGGAGCCCTCTCCAAGGTAGAACGGCGCGTACGGCCTGTCGTCATCCCATGCCATCAGCCCCACCTCTCAATCGCCTTGCGTATGGCCTTCGAGTAGAAGATGCCGAACGCCCAATCGTCGTCGTTGACTGGCGTCGGCTCGTAATGTGGCACGTGCATGCCGTCACCTCCTCCATGGCGTGCCGCCGCGCGCGAGCCGCGACCTCACCAGCATGCGCGTCACGTCGGCGGCGCTGCGCTCCTCGACCCATGCGATGAGCTCGTCGAGCGCAGGGCCGAACTCCTCCGTGCACATGCGTATGGTCTCGCGGTTGAACTCCCTGTCGGAGCCGTCCGCCATCATCCCGTACTCGTCCATCATGTCGCACAGGGTGCTCGAGAATATGTAGCTCGCGTCCTTGAGGAACACGTCGTCACGCATGTGGGCGCACGACCTCTCGGCCAACGTAGCCACCGTCATCGTCCGGCGCGTTCTCGCGGCGTCTGCGGCCATCGAGTACCGACTCGGGCTGATTGTCCGCGCCTTCGGGAATCTCGCGCGACGCGGCCCCTCCGCGCGTCACGCGGGCACGCATGCGGTCCTCCGGGTTGTCGGCGCGTGGCATCGACGTCGTGTCCCTGCGGACGAAGTCCTCGGGCGTCGATACGCATGCCCTTCCGTGTGCCATTCGTTGCCTCCCTCCGATGGCGGGCGGCCTCGACCGCCCGCCGGGGTCTCCTAGATGACGGCGTAGAAGTCGTCGGCGTGGAGGTATGCGAGCTCGGGCTCGAAGCCCTCGGCGAACGGCCAGCACGCCCACTCGCCCACCGAGTCGCACCCCATCGTCATGAGCTCGTAGTGCGCGGCCTCGAGCGTGTCGTACCGCTTGTCCCACACGTCTATGTCGCCGAGGCACAGCGTGCCGCAGTGGTCGACCAGCTTCCCGTGCAGGACCCTGTACTCGTGCTCATTCGTCATTTATTTTTCACCGACCTGCACCATGGGCGTCGAGCCCTGCGGAACCACGACCATGTTGCCCTTGTTGCCTATCTCCCCGAGCGTGTCGATGTAGTGCTGCTGAATGACCTCGGGAGTGAGGGACTCGGTGAGGATTCGGTTGGCGTCGGCCTCGCCCTGCGCGTTAATCTTCTTCGTCTCGGCAGTCACGCGGGCGGTCTCCTGCTCGTTCAGCGCCTTGGCCTTGGCGACCTCGGCTGCCTGCGCCTCGGCGTAGCGGTCCTTGATGGACTCGGGGTAGCGGACGTCCTGAACGGACACCTGCTCGACGTTCAGCCCGAGCTCGGCCCACCGCGAGGTGAGCGCGTCGCGGATCCCCTTGGTGAACTCCCCTCTGTTGGTGAGCAATGTTATCGTGTCATACGCTCCGGCCACCTCGCGTGCCGTCGCGCGCACGGCGTTGAGGATTACGTCGGACGTAAATTTTTCTTGCGTGCCGTAGTCCTCGTAGAGCTTGAGGGCTGAGGCCCCGTCGAGCGAGTACACCACCTGGAGGTCGATGTCGGCCGACGCCCCTCCTCTGTCGTTGACGGTCACGCACGCACCTTCCGCGGCTCCGCCGTCGTACGAGTACTCGGCGTCGCGATACAAGTTTATTAAATTGTTTCGGACGTCGTAGCTCACCGTGCTCTGCCACGGGGCCTTGACGTGGAAGCCGGCCTCTTCCGTATAGCCGGCAAGAGACCCGCCGAGGTTTATCCTGACGATGACCTCGCCTGCGTCCTGCCCGTACACGCACGCCGTGGCGACCGCCACCGCAGCTAAGGCCAGCGCGCCGACCACGAACGGCCTCGCGCTCGCGTCGGCCTTGTACTCCCTGTTGTAGCTCCTCACGACGGACGGCGCCGCCAGCGCAACGAGGAGCAGGATCACGGCTATTACAAGTTGGAACATCTCGTCCTCCCAAGAACGAGGGCCGCCCACTGCGGACGGCCCGTTGAAACGGCTTGCTTGTCTCGCGACCGCACTACGCGGACTCGATGGTGTACGTGTGGCTTCCGAGCTCGATCGACGCCGGCGGGTCGTCGTCCCACAGCTCGACGTTCGCGGACACGACGGTGTGGTTCGACCCCTGCGGCCTGGCGGTATGCTGCCTCGGCCTGTATCTTCCGCCGGCCTTCGCCGAGAACAGCCCGACGAACCGCCCTCCAAGCTCCCGAGCGCACTCGACCGCCACCTCGCGCGCCTCCGGGTGCGCGGCCCCGACTATCCGCTTGGCGATCATCTCGAACCACGCGCGGCTGTTGCCGGCCATCCTCACGTTGGACGCCAGCGCGAGCGGCCACGCCTTCCTGGCGTAGTCCCTGTCGGCGTGCAGTGCGAGCAGCGCCTCGTACACCAGCACGGACAGCTCGCACCACCGCTCGAGCAGCTCGACCGCCTCGTCGGGCACGTCCCATCCCTTCGCGGGCTTCGTGACGAAGCGCACCGGCTTTTTCAGGTAGTTAATCCAACGGGTGCTCTCGATGTTGAACGAGAAGTGTCTGTGCCTCGTGAGCTCCTGCTGGATGGCCCGGTCGACCTCGATGAGGAAGTCGGCGAAACCGAACTCGGTGGGGGACATGTGTCCTCTCCTGACGAGGCCCCTGACGAAGTCGGACGCAGACTTCCTCCCGACCGTCTGGGTGCACGTCCTCGCGGCGCTCTCGATGGTGTCGTCCCCGCCGTAGCCGCCGACGTACTCGACGGACTGGCCTATGAACTCGATGTTGTCTCTCATGCGTGCTCTCCGTCCTTCTCGTTGTGCCGCACGACCCTCTCGTCGCCCGTTATGTACCGTCCGCTGGGGGAACTCATCGAAAATACGCTCGTGCCGTAGGCTTGCAGGGAGATGCGGTCTATCGGCCCGAGCACGCACGTGCCCGACGGACTGTCCCACTCGATGGTGTCTCCCATGTGCACGTGCCCGTTGCTGACCTTCGGAAGCTCCGTGTACCCGTCCGGCACCACGCTGGCGGGCCTCGCGTCGACCCTTTGCCTCAGCGCGTCGGCGAGGTTCTTCGCCTCGCCCATCCACCTCCTGAGCTGTTTGTGGTACTCGGCGACCGCCTCCGCGGTGTCGTCGAGCGGGTTGTAGTCCTGGAGGCTCTCGACCACCTTCGCGTACGCGTCGGCGGGGCCATCGTGGTCGCCCGCCTCCACTCCGAGGTGGTCCGCTATGTCGAGGACGTAGCTCGCAAGCCGCTCCGACTCCTCGGACGCGCGGCTGGACGGCGTGTAGTCGACGCCGAAGAGCGTCACGTCCTCGCCGTGCTCCGCGCACTCCCTGAGTCGGTCCGCGAACTCGGTCGCCTCGTCCGGCTGCACGTCCGCACGATCGCCGACGAGCAGGTGCACGAGCCTTTCGCGCAGCGCGTCGCACGCCCCGCGCGTCCATCCGTACTTCGCGTGGAAGATGGCGCCACATATCGCGCTGAGATTCCCGTAGCTGTCGGCGTCCTCCGGCAAGGTGACGCCGCGAAGCCTGTGTGAGACCGCCTTGCGCTCCATGTCGAGCGACCACTCGTCGGCGGTGCGCGCAGCTCGCCCGTCGGTCCAGCCCCTGTGGTACTCGGTCATGCGCGCCCTCTCGTCCTTGTTCATTCGCCAACCACCTCCGAAATCACCGGCCTCCCGTTCCTGTCGAGCAGCGGCGCCATGCCGCTGCCGTGCCCGTTGGTCCAAACCACGTACGTGACGCCGGTGCCCATGTCGGTCACCGTGTCGAACGTGTCCCACGCATTGTCCGACTCGAACTCGTGCGCGTTGGCTCCGATCGCGTCCTGCTCTGACACGACCCCGCTCGTGAAGTACGCGGCGACGAGCGTGAGGAGCGCGAGCAACACGGTTATGACGATCAGCGCCCGTCTCCTCACGCCGGCCGAATACACCAAGATTTCCTGAAAGAAGTCTTCCATCAATGCTCCGTTCCCGTCAGCGTCTCTGTCCGCGGCACGAACAGCCTGCACGACACGTGCGGCCCTCCCCCGCCGTCGTCGTGCGCCGTCACCTTCTTCGTGCGTCCGTGCCAGTCGCACTCGCACTCGTCGTGCCGGTACGCCTGATACTCTTGGCGCCCCCATGCCGGGTCGCTCAGGTTCCCCATGCACAGGTCGCATAGGTAGAAGTCGCTCACGTCATGTCACCTCCCGCGTGACCGTCGGGAGGGGTGCCGTCGTCGCACGACGACGGAAGCGCCCTGCCGCACATCGGGCAGTTGCGTACGCGCGCGCGGCTCTCGACGACGCAGCCGTATGGAGGCGTGAGCCTCTCGTGGACAAGTTCCCAGCACCCGCGCCCCTCGTCGTTGACGAGGGTCATCGACCAGCCCTCGCTGGCGCAGACGGCGATGGGCTCCAAGTGCTCTTGGTCGCAGTACTCGCACGCCATGTCAAAGCTCCTTCCCGCACCACGGGCAGTGGGATATCCTCGCAACCTCGTCCAAGCCCGTGTAGTCGTAGTCAAAGTCGACGTATTGTCGGTACAGGTGCCACTCCCCGTCCCTGCGGAACCTCTGGAACAGCTTGGAGCCGTCCTGTCCGTATCTCCGTATCGAGCAGCGCGCATCGAGGGAGCCGCCGCACCTGTGCGTCTCGAAGTCGTGCGCGGCCATCAGCGCGCCTCCGCGAGCCATGCGAACGCGACTCCGCCCATGACGTTGCCGACTGTCGCGAGTCCGATGACGCGGACGCAGTCCATTGGGGTGACGGCCCCCTGCATAAAGCCGAGCGGCATGTACAGCATGTCGGCCACGCAGTGCTCGAACCCGCACGCGACGAAGCAGGCGACCGGCAGCGCGCATATGACGGGCGCCGCCAATGGCGATCCGTTGGCGCGGCGGTTCGCGAACACGGCCAGACATACCATGACGTTGCAGAAGATGGCGCGTATGACCAGCTCGCGCCACGGCATCGCCGCCTTGGCCGTCGCGACGGCGGACGCGTCGAAGTGCATCGCTCTCGCATGAAGGGCGACGACCACGGCGCCAAGCAGGTTGAGCGCCCACGCGACGGTAAGCTCGCCGACGAGCCTGTCGAGCGCCGTCGCCCGCTCGTGGCCGGGCTCCGCGCGCATGACCGCACCCGAGTCAAGCACCCTGCCGGTGAACAGGCTCGACTGGGTCCACATGACTCCGGTGAGGCCGACGCCGAAGCAGAGTCCCTGCACCACCGGCCCGTACTCCCTCGCCGCCAACGAGAAGAGCGCCCCGACCGATATCAGGGCGCCCGCAAGGAACGACTTCTTGGTTAGCTGGCTGGCATAGCCCGTGCTCATGACGCCCTCCTCTCGTCGGGCAGGGTCTTTGCGAGCAGGTCGTTGATGCCGTCGACCTCGTAAAGCGGCATGTCCTCGGGAACCTCGCGCAGGTCGCGCATCGTAACGTCCCCTATCCTTCCGCACACGGAGCACCTCGTCGCCGTGTGGTAGACGTGGTACCGCTCGCCGCACGCGTACACCCAGTCGCCCGAGTCGACGCACACCGTCTCGTACGCGTGCTTGTGGTCGCTCCTCACGTGGGCCTTCCTCGTCCTCTTCTTGTGGCGCGGACCGTCCTCGGGGAGCGGCCTGTACTTGTGCAGCAGCCCATCCTCCTGCGAAGTCCTCATTCGTACGTCACGTCCTTTCCGTGCTCGTCGATCCCGAGGGATCTCATGGCGACGGTCACGAGGCAGCCGTTGTGGTCGGCGTTGTTCATCGAGCACCTGGTGCATGTCTCGTGGTCGGCATCGGCGCATACCTCCGCGAAGACACCGACGGTGAGTCTCCTGAGGAAGCCTGCGATCATGTCCATCTCGCCAGCGGCGACATCGACCGCGTTGGCGCACTCGGCCAGCTCGTCGTCAAGGTCGGCGGAGGCGCGCATATGGAGTGTCCAGGAGGTCGTCCAGAGCCGGTCCTGCACGTCCATGCCCGTCACGCCCCTATCGCCCACGCCACGGCCATGACAAGCAGCGACACGACGCCCACGACCTTGGAGAGCAGCATGAGACCACCGATGCGATCATGAACCACGGGTGCTCATAGCAGCGCCTGTGGTCCAGCAGCATGCTCATGAGCTCCCCGGCGTCGATGCCGCTGCCTATGAGCTTTATCGTCGTGAACGACGCGACGTACACGGCGGCGCACACGACCACCACCTTCATTGCGATCGAATGAATCATCGACCGTCTCCCTTCTCCAGTATCCCCAGATCGCGCATGCGCTCGTCGAAGCCGCCCAGCCACGGTCGGTCGAAGTCCGGTGGCTCGTCGACCCCGCCGAGGGCGTCGCGCATGTCCAAGGCGAGCTCGACCAGCCTGTCCCTCTCGACCCTCAAGCCGGAGAGCTCGTTCCTGATCCTGGCGTCCTCGTCGACCGTCATGCGGTTTGTGTGCAGCAGCCTGTCGTAGGCGTCATGCGCCTCGCGGAGCATGTGCCTTAGCTCGGCGCACTCCTCCGCCAGCCCTCGGTCGTCATCGACCGGTGGTTGCTTCGCGTCCGTCACACCGAGTTCGGACGCCCCGTCCCTAAGCGGGCACTTGCCGTACCACTCGTGGCACGCTCCGCACGACAGGGTCTGCCCATGCTTTGCGATCACGTCTATGCATCCGAGCGCCTTGGCGAGCAGGTCCCTGTACCGTCCATTGGTCTCGATGACCCTCGCGTCTATCTCGGCGGCGATTTCCTTCAGCCTGCGGGCGACGTCGTCGCATTCCGCCCGGTTCCAGTCGAGGTACTCAGCGTACGACACGAGCGGGTGTGACGGTGGGTTTTCGGCATTCGCGCCCATCAGATCGCCCCCAGCTCGCGCAGCCGGTCGCGGTACCTCCACCGCTCCTCGTCCGGCACCTGGTCCTCGTACATCTCGCCGGCCAGCTCGAGCAGTCTCAGGCGCTCGTCCTCGACCGTGTCTATGTCGGAGGCCAGGCCGTACAGGCGGTAGTAGTCTTCCTGCGACATGATCCCGCCGTTCATGTGGAATATGTCGTCGGCGACGGACGCCAACGTGTTCGCGTTTCTGTTCATCGTTTACCTCCCCGTTCTCGCGTGGACATGAGCTCGTCCAGCGTCGGCACCTCCGCCCACGCCACGACCTTGTCCGCCTCGACGTAGTTCCCGTTGTAGGTGCGGAAGCAGCGACCGAAGATGGCGCAGATGGCGCTGTCGTCCATGTACTCCTTGGCGATGTAGAGGCCGCCCTTCACGCCCATGACCAGGAACCTCCCCTCGCCGGGTTGCGGCTCCGAGTCGCGCATCATGTTCCATTCCGTTATCATGCCGTCACCTCTTTCTCCGCCGCACGGTGCATAGCCACGTCCCTCACTCCGTCCGCTATGGCACCCGCGCAGCTTTCGCACAGGTCGAAGTCGAGAGTCGCGGCTTCGTACTTGTGCCATTCGCGACGTGCATGTGACTTGTGGTAGAGCCTAAGCGAGAACCCGTCCGTTTCGTCGAACTGCGCGCCGCAGCGGTCGCACGTGTAAGTCTTATTCCTCGCCATCTTGAATCCTCCCTCTTGCGCGGTTGCGCTCGTAGCAGCGGTCCATGGCCGCTTGCAGGTCGATGTGGTAGCGCGCCGCGAGGTTGCAGCACGCCTGTATGCAATCTGCTATCTCGTCGGCGAGGATTCTGGAGCCGCAATTCACCGGAGTCCGAATGCAGAGCGTGTCGCACTCCCCCTTGCGGTCACACTCATATTGCTGCGGATAGCCGGCCTCGCGACACGGGTCTGGCGGGGCGTATGGGGCGCATGCTTCCCAATCCTGCCATGATCCGTAGACCTCAGAAGCCTCCTCCAGCGATTTGAGTGCCGCTTCCTTGTCCGTTCCGATGAGAAACGTGCGCACGGTTATCGTGGTCGTATCTTGACTGTCAGTCATACCGAACCTCTTCCCCATACATGTCGATGCCAAGCAGTCTCATGGCTCTTGCAGGCTCGCAATCGTCGTCGGACTCACCGCGCATGGAGCACTTCCTGCATTGCGTCCTGTCCCTCTCCGTGCACAGCTCGGCATATGTGCCAACGACCATGCCACTCAGGCTCTTCCGAAGCTCCGCGTTCCCCTTTCGCGCGCCAGTCCTCTTGATTCCGTGGCGGTAGTCATTGACCACGCCTCCGAAATACTTGCATGTCGCCTCGCGTATGTCGCATGCCTGTTGGTCCATGCGCCTCGAGTGCTCGAGGTCGATGTTGTCCGCGATGCTTCGCAGCGCGTCTATGACACCGCGATCCATGCCGCCGCGCTCAAGGCGTGACGCGCATTCGCGCAGTTCCCCGGTTATTGACGGCCTCATTCTGACGCCTCGATTCTTCCACCGCAAAGGGGACAGAACATCGCGCCCCTCTCCATATAGATGGAGCGGTTCACCGACGGACAGTAGTAAAGCGGGACCACCCCCGAAGACAGGTCCGACGACCTACTGAATCTGCCGTCGCACCTTCGATCTGGGTCTTTGCTGCACATGCCTACATCCTTTTCACTGGGTGCTCAACGCTTGAGTGGTCGCTGTTGGCTATCATCGCGCGCATCAGGCAGAAGAGCAGCTCTGACGCGCTTCTCTTGCGGCAGTACCAGTCGTTTTCAAGCTTCTTAGGCTGCTCCCAGAACGTCGGTTTGCCGCTCCTCCCGGTGCCGTAAAGAAGGCATCGCGCGTATCGCGTACTCTGGCGAAGGTGCTCGTCCTTCATGCTCTCCTTTAGGTATGGCTCGTACAACTCCACTGGCATGACGAGGAAGTTCTCGTCACCCTCGAAGGTAAGCCCGTGGCCGCTCTTGAGGTCTGCCATGCATGACTTGACCTCGTAGAAAGTGAACGTCCCATGCTCGACGTGCGGGCCGTCGCTGTACATCGGCCCGCCCTTCGGCACGAAATCCACGAAGTCCACCCTCTTGGCCTCGCCCTTCTCCTTGTACCGGTCAAGCCATACCTCGTGCGCCCAGTAGCCATAAGCGTTCTTCTTGGTAAGCCTGAGACGGACGAGCTCCCTGTCCAACAGGTCGGTAATCTCCGACCTGCTCATGCCCTCGCACGCGGGCCTTAGTTCGTACAGCTCGCTCATACGTCCGCCCCAACTCCCAGTTCGCGTGCGCGGTCAATGAACTCACTTACGCCCTCGTCGCATCTGGCGTATCGAGGGCAGTCTGAGCAGTCCCAGTCCCCCTCGCTTACGCACACCAACATGTCCGCCACAAGTTCCCGCAGCTTTGAGTTTTCGCGTTCCAAGTCCTTCGGTATGAATTGCGTCACGGGATACTCGGGCAGGTCAATGCCAGCGGCAAGCCGCTCCCATTTGGCAAGCTCCTCCCGCAGCTTGGCGTTCTCGGTCTTGAGCTGCTTGTTCAGCTCGTCACAAAGTTGGCTAATCCAGTAGTGCTCGACTTCGCCAAGGTATTCCCACTCGCGCGGCGGCGCAATTTTGCGTAGAAACTCGCACACTATCCGTTCGTTTTCATTCATCTAGCTCACCCCAATCCCCAACTCGCGCATGCGGCGCTCGACCTCCTCGACCACGACCCCGTCTAGGTCGTACTCGTCGGACTTGCATGTTGTCGGCGCGTCTCCCTCGCAGCAGTATTTGTCGCAGAAGTCACATGGCGTCAGCGTGCCGCTCACGTAGTAGCCATACACCTTGCTAAAAAGCTCCCGTAGCTTGTTGTTCTCCGTATCAAGCGCGTCGATGCTCACCTGCATCAGACGCTCGCGCTCGCACTGGTCGATGTACTCTTGGTCAGTCAGCACATGCATGACGTCGCCCCGCTCAAGCCAGTGAATCTGCTCTCGCAGCTTGTCGTTCTCGGCGTACAGCCGTTTGACCTCCGCAAGTATCGGCATGTCGCTCACGTCGTTCTTCTCGACCACATCACGCAGCGTAATCTCGGCGTACAGCTTGCCGTCCTCAGCCTTCATCTTCATTTTTGATCTCGATTCCGAGTTCTTCCATGTTCACCGCGAAGTTAAGCTCCGTGATCGTCGGAGCCTCGAACCATACAAAGTCGTACAGATTTTTACATAGCTCACGCAACCTTGCGTTCTCGGACTCCAACTCTTCCCTGCGCTCCTTCTCGCGCTTCCACTCAAGCTGCCACCCGTGCATCTCGTGGCGGGAACGTTGCACTTCCTCCGCCATATGTGTGTCCGTATAGACCTTGAGCAATGACAGCCATTCCGCGAGTTGCGCGTGCTCGGCGGAGCAAGATTTGTCGTCACACGTCCTCGCTACCTCTTTGGCGTGCTCTATGGCCTCGTCCAGCGTCATTTTTTGCCTCGATTCCAAGCTCGCGCATTTCCTCTTCGAAATCGCATTCGTCGCTTCCTCCAACAAGGTATTTCGTGCACGGTCCGTTAATGGTGTCCCGTGGGCATGCTTGGCAATGGTCAATGTCAAGCCTGAAGAACGCCCTATGCATGTCCCTCACTATCTCCCGCAGCCTTGCGTTTTCACGCTCCACTGGCCCCAAAAGCTCCAGAACCTCGTCGGGGTACACGACGCTCGGGGAGACAGTGAGAAAGTTCTTTAGCGCTTGCATTGCCTTGCTCATTGCTTCTCCTCAATTCCTTACTGGAAGGTAACCAACTCTTTTTTAATCGCTCTCAGCTCGTCTTGCGTGAATAGGCTGCTTGCCGTGACCGTGCACCAAGCATCGTTTCTCGGGCTGTGCCAATGTCGGCTTTCATCGGGCTGCTGATTGATGGCACGCTTGACAAGCCGTTCGAGCGCCGTCTTCATGCAGTGGTTGACACACTCTCGGCGTGTGTCGAACTCGTTGGTGCGATACGGCATGTAGAACGGCGGCTCGTCGGGTTTTGCAGACCAGTGCCAGCTCTTGCCCCTGCCGTTCGAGCTTTCGTCACGAAGGACGACGGCCAAGTGCTTATACCGTTCGCCGTCGCGCTCGTTCGCCCACACCTCACAGTAACCGGGCTTGATGTTGGTTACTCGGAATCGCATATGGCCTCGTACTCTACGACCTCACGGGCCGGTATGGTTCGCGTTACTGGCCTTACCTCCACAGGCTGGTCCCAGAATTCGTCCTCTGACGTCTCTGTGAGCGCGCGCATCCAGTCAATGCGCCAGTATCGTCCATGCGCCTTTATGACGGTGCTTACCTCCCGCTGCCACCTATGGTCTTCGCCTTCGATTTCCGTCACATGCTCGATCTCATCCAGATCCGCGTATTCGACCTCGCAGGCGAGCGCCCTAAGCTCCTCTTCTTCGAGCTCTTCACCACGCTCGATCTTCTCGATGGCCGTCTTGATGATTTCTTCCCACTCGGATTGCTCTCTCCACATAGCCTTACAGCTCCCTTCCGCACATCGGACAGCACTTTATCTTCACGTACAGCTCGGACGTGCAATCGGTTCCGCAGCATCGCGCGCTGCCGCCAACCACGATGCCCCACTCGTCGCTCGACTCCTCAAGCCATGCCCAGTTGTCGGGTTCGTCCCGCAGCCACTTCAGGCTCCCGGCCTCGTTCGGGTGGCAGTACTCACAGGTCATGGAGCCACTCTTTATGAGGCTCATTGCCCACCTCGCATGTGTGCTCCACTGTCACAAATCTTCATAGTCATTTACTTTCAAATGTCATAATTAGGTTTTTCGCCCTAAAAATAGAGCAACGCAAAGAACAGGCGCAGCACCTGGTCGGACTTGTAGTCGATCTTGCCGTGCACCTTCAGCTCGTCGATTATGATGTGCGACAGCAGCAGCCACCCAACGCGCCAGTCGATGCCGAACACGACCGCGAACGGCACGGCGTACAGCACGCAATGGGCGACCATGTGCCACGGGTTGCTTCCCTTCGTCTTCGCTATGTAGTCGTTTTGCAGAGCGTAGTCCCCGAGCATGTGGCACGCCAAGAGGACGTATACCCTAGCCAGTATTTCGGTCATTACGTCAGCCATCTATTCCCCCACTATCTCCGCGCCACATCTGGGGCAGAAGTTGTATCTCCTGTCACCTATCGCGTATCCACAGCATTCGCAAAGAGGTACCCAGCGGCCATAACTTCGTCTTGCCCTTTCCGTCCCTGGTCGTGGTCTTTAGCGGTACCAGCGGGCAATTCTTCGGACGCCCTTCCTTACAACCCTCAAACGAGGAGTTGGACACAGGCTCCTCCGACCAGTCGCCATGGTATGCGACGCAATATTGGTAGTCGTAGTTGAGCGGGCAGTGGGCACACCCGTCGACGAGGTCGCCGTCGTCTATTTCTATTACGTACTTGCTCATTGGCTAGCAAGCTCCCTTCGCGTCCCGAACCAACTCTCCCATCCTCGGCTTTCCGCGATGGCAGAAGCCGTCCTCACGCGTCCACTCGCCCTGCATGCCGTCTCCCCACACGATGCAGTACCACTTGCCCATGTACTTCTTGTCCTTCGGGTACCGCTTGCAGTCGTGCTGGTGGCCGAACTGGCAGTCGCGGCACCTGATGATTCGCTCTTCTGTCAGGCCCATGTTGTACAGGCCCTCGCCGATCTGGTCTTTGTACCCTACGTATTCGGTCATTCGCCCATCTCCTGATTCAGCCACTCGACAAGCGTCATGTCAGTCCGCCCGCAGCCATAGTGGTCATAGTCGAACAGGCATCCTTCGCACCTTTCAGGCGGGATCTTCGCTTCGCGCACGCTTGCCATGAAGTCACAGGCGTCGATTTGGTCGACGTAGCCAAGCGTTTTGGCCGTGCGTTCCGGCGTGCCGAACAGCGTCTCCCAGATGGTCATTCGGCTTCCTCCTCAAAGTGCTCTCTGAACGTTTCCTCGCTGACTTCCAGCCATACATAGGTATCGCCAACGCCTTCAAGACGCACGTCATTCATCCAAGTCACGTCGCTTCGATAGAACGTCTCACCGACTTCTACGGGCATCGTCTCGCCACTCTCGACGGCGCAACCGTCATCATCGCAAAGGGGAACGCTGAACTCCTTTATGCAGCGATAGCGCTTCTCTGCGCTCATTCGCTCAACGCTTTCGCACCGCAGTTTGGGCAGAAGTTCGGTGGCTCGTCCATCCAAGTGTCGCCGTCTTCGTCGTACTGGACGTAACCGTATTCGTGGTTGCAGTGCTTGCAGTGCATGATGTACTCGTAGTGCTCATATGCGGCCTCGTTGCCCGTGTCAATTACCTCAACCTCACACGTCCCCGCGCCCACCGCCACGGCGTGCATGAGGTCGCGCGCGTCCTCTTGGTCAGCCATCCATTGTGTGATACGGTCGTAACAGCTCTCGCACGTGGCGTAATCCCTGCCGTCGTCAAGTCGAACGTGGTAGGTGTATTCGCTGTTAACGTTCTTGCGAATCTTGTATACCGTCGTCACGTGCGAGAGGTTGACGTGCAACAATCCGAGACAGTTGCCGATACCATCTTCGTATACTTTAATCAGCATGTTGGTATTTCCTCCCTCTCAGATTCGTCCTTCTCCTCTTCGCCTTCCACTTCTCATGGGCCTCGAACAGGGACTTGCTTATCGACTGGATGCCGTAGGCGACGAACTCCTCTCCCGGCGCGTCCTCGCCGAGGTACTCGAAGTGCCGCATGATTGCGTGATACGCCTCGTGGCACAGCAGCGCCGCGTCGCCGTGCCAATCGCGGTCGAACGGGAACAGGATCACGGCCACGCCGCGCTCGTACCACGTCTGGGCGAATTCGTCGCCCATGAACTCCCGCTCACCGTCGAAGTGCTTCCTCATAAACCGCCTGCACTTCTTCTTGTCGTGGAAAAGGCGCACCTCCGGTATGAACGGGAACTGCTCTTCCTTAGCCTTCATCCCCTGCCCTCCTGTTCCAGATTTGCGCCGCATGCTCTTTGCTCCTCACGAACGGCGTCCTGCATCTGCACATGACGTCGCCATCGTCTCTTGCCACGTTGCTGGTGTTCGAGCATGCCGCCGCCCACCTCGTTGGGTGACCCTTCGGGCTGTTCATCACGTACTCCGCGATGCTTTTGCAGAATGGGCAGGACTTTAGCGCGGGTTCCCTATCCATTCCTCTTCCTCCCTGAGAAGTAAGCCCCGATGCACTCCTCGATTGTCATGGCGTCCGCGTAGCACAGCCCGCGGAGACGGTAGGTTGCCGTTTGTTCGCTCATGCATCCTCCAAACGTTTCTTTATGTCGTGCGCGATGCGAAACAACGCCTGCGTGTCACCCAACGTCCCCGTCACGGTCACCTCGTTCGAACGGTTGACGCATATGAGTTCCATGTTGTCCGTGAAGTAATCCGTCTGTGGGTTTCGCTCTATGGCATGAACATCAAGGGCCATGGCGAACAGGTTGCCGTCGCGTATCGTGACCAATACGCACGGCTTGCCACAAAAGCTGCTCAATGAGCTCGGAAAGACCGTGCCGCAATACTCGCAGACGCAGTCATGGACGACTGCCCCGCAATTCGGGCAGTTCGCCATGTCGCCCATCGCTACCGGCTCCCCATCGACCTTATGTAGTGCCTTCGGTTCCGGTGCCCTCGCCGCGCCTTGTGCTTCTTGCTCCTGTGCGTACGGGCGTAGTCAACGGGCGTCGTCCCGCCCCCGCGCATGATGCTCATTAGGCTCAGCATCGTCGAGTACGACATCATCGGTGGATTCATTAGTCACCATCTCCTTCGGCGTGGTCGGGGCCGCAGAGGCCCTCTCCCACGTACGTCATGCAGTCGGACTTGTGGGCCGCGCGGCACTCCTTGACGTTGGGCCCCGAGCACGGGAAGAGGTCGTCCAGGGTGCACCCGCACTCGGCGACGGCGTTGCACAGCCCGTCGTAGCCGTTCCTCGCGAGGTACTCGCGCACCATCCTGGACACGCTCGCGCCGCTACTCATCGCCGTCGCCCCACAGCCTTATGGACAGGGTCCCCTCGTCGAGGTCGACCCCGTGCTCCTTTAGCGTTTCCAGCTTCTCCTTCATCTCCAAGTACTCCTCGAGCGCCGTCGCCAGGTCCTGCACGAGGCCGTCGAACACCTCGTTGCCGTCGATCGCCAGAGCCACGCTCCCGTCCTGCCGTGCCGAGAAGCAGAGCGACCCTATCTCGCCGCTGAGCTTGTCGTTCCCGAGCCAGTCCGTGCGGTGCTTGAGGTAGTGGAGCCATAGGCCGCCACGGTCGCCGTCGAAGCCGACGTCATGGTCGTCGAGCTTGCGCGTGTCCCACGACGCCCGCGCGGTGCCCCACGACGCCAACGTCAGGCCCCAGAACGGCGACTCGCGGAACCCCTTGATGCCGCCGTACGTCCTCCTCCACAGCGTCACCTCGCGCGGGCAGTAGGAGCCGTCGGGGTACGTGTGGTCGACCTCGACCCTCTGCACGACGACCTCGACGGTGTCGGCGTACGCGTCGGGCAGGACCCTCATCGTGTGGCACACCACCATGCCCTCGCGGTAGTCGATGCCGTTGTCGGGCACCCCATCGGCGCGCTCGTACTCGACGCAGTTGCGGTACTTCCCGCACGTCTCGCCCATAAGCCACAAATCCCGGACCGTCGTCGGCTCCGGGTAGTCGTCCTTGCTCATTCCTCTCCCTCCGTCAGCGTCCGTCCGAGCCTGCGGTCGCCTCAACGTTCCTCCACGCGCGACACCGCCCGCCCACACGACGGACAGTGCTTGGGCTGCTGGCACGTGCTGAAGTGCTCGCCGCACTCGGAGCATTGCCACATGAAGCAGCTTGTGTCGGGATGGTTGCGCGTCACCTCGCACGAGCCGACATGGGCGTACTTGCGCGTCTCGTCGACTCCGCCGGACGCCTTGTGGTGCACGACCAGCGTCTTGGGCCAATGCCCCCAGTATTGGGGTTCGACGTAGTACTTGCCGTTCGTCATCGCTCACACACCTTTCTAAGCCCGTCTGTTCCAAGCCTTCGTGACGGCCTCGACCGCCTCCTTCTCGGTGTCTCCTCCGCATACCATGAGCGCCGAGCACTTGTTTTCGCGTATTCCCTTGCAACGGACTTCCGCAGTCCACCAGCAAGGCTCTATCATCAAGGTGTCCATCTCGGCATCGCTTCCGCAGAACGGGCAGGGCTTGAGTTCCGTGCCCGCTCCGTCGTCCACCCCCATCAGGTGGGCGAGGCGCGTGAGGTAGTCCGCCGTCGTGAAGACGGTCTTCGGCTCCATGATTATCGCCATGACGTCACCGGGCACGTACCATTGTCCGCAAAGCGTTCCACCCACTTCGTTGCATGGCGGGTTGTCGCGGTACTCAAGCAGGGCATTCCCGACCCTCTGGGATTCGGCGCAATACCTCCCGCTCCCGTTCGTCTCTTCGCTCATGATTCGCGCTCCTTCCAGAAGTCGGCGATCCAACGGCGTATGCTCTTCACCGCCTCGTCGCTCGACCAGTGCTCGTCGATGATGGCGTCAATCTGCTGGACGACGGCCTCCTCCCCCTTGTCGAAGCCGTCCGAGTAGCCATCCTCGTACGAGGACGCGCCCCCGTGCTCCTCGAGCCTGGCCTTCATCTGCTCGAAGGACTGCTCGTCGTAGAACAGTCGCAGCTCGTCGGGCCAGCGGACTTCTATGCGATCGATGCCGCAGAAGTCGCCGCGATGCCATAGCACGGGCGTGATGTTGATGAGTGGGTAGATGTTCTTGGGGTGAATCGTATCGAGTACTTGGAACTCTGTCTTGCTCATATCACATCACCCTTCTTTACCAGCAGTTGCGCATAACTAGCATCAATGCGGTCAGCATGCATGCGGCGACGAGCCACAGAAAGGACATCCAGCCGACGTCTTCCGCGAGGTAGTTCGCCAGGCAGTACATGTCAATGGCGCACGTCGCCATTTCCAGGATCACAAACAGTACCATCGTCCACACGCTCACTTTCGTCGCTTCGGCCTCGTGGTGCCGTCGTCGTTGACCTCGCCCCTCTCGATCCTCTTCTTGAGGCTGCGGAGCTCGTATGTGCATTCCGTGAAGTTGTGTTCGGTGATTTGCGTCATGTGGAACGCGCACTCGACGAGCCGCTTGCGCTGCTCGTCGGTCCACACGCAGCTCATACGCCCTCACCATCCTCGACTCTCGCGCCGCATTCCGGGCAGAAGCGCGGGTAGTCGAATATGAAGCTCGTGCACAGGGTGTTCGCGCCCTCAGCGTCATACAGCGAGAGCACGCACCCGCACTCGGAGCAGTTGAACACGGGACTGCCGTTCGCGTCCGTGCCACCCAAGTCCTTGCACGTTCTCGCGCCGACCGTCGCGACGACCGCCTGCTCCGGCGTCACGTCGCTCTCGCATGCCGCAAGATGGGAGAGGCAGCCGTTCGAGACGTATCCCCACGTCAGGCCGCCGGACTCCCAGCACGTGCCCTCAAAGCGCGCGGCGAGGTCGTTTTCTGACCACCATCTGACGCCACGCTTTTCGAGCAGGCCGCTGACGGTGTCCTTTCCGTCCATGGACTCATCTCCCCCCGTCGCGCCGCAGCGCATTGGCATCGAGCATCTGGCTGATGAGGTAGGCGTTCACGGCGACCAGCATGTAGATCTGGGCCGACTCGACGTCATGCAGCGCTACCTTGACGAGCGAGGCCGCGGATGCGACGAGCGCGCCGACGAGCGCAACGCGGCGCAGGTACTTGAGCGTCCTGTCGAGGTTCATGGCCGGCTCCCTATAGACGTATGGAGCATATGCCCAGCATGACCAGCGCCAGCAGCGCGCAGTGGCACCCGGCCACCGTGCCGAAGTTCAGGAGCGACATGACGACGAGCAGGACGAAGGCGAAGACGAGAACGATCCCGAATATCGCGACCAACAGGTCCTTCATTCCGCACCTCCCGTCCCGTCGAGCAGCCCCATCGCCATGAGCGCACGCTCCGGCTCCATCGCCGATATGCACTCGACATGCAGTCCTCCGTCAGTGCTCCGTGACCGCACGTGCCACGTGAGGCCGTCGTGCTTCACGGACAGGGTCTTGCCGATCGTCGAGTACCTAGCGCCGACGTCGTCGAGCATGCTTCTGAGGCGGTCGATCGGGGCGTTTCCGCAGTCGTCCCGTCGTGTCTCGTTGAGCCTTCGGCAAACCGTCGTCGTGGTGGTGCCAACCTTGTCGGCGATGGCCCTGATCGTCATGCCGGCGTCACGCATCTCCCGAATCAGCTCGACGGCGTCCTGGCTGAGGCGGCCCCTGCGGAGCGGGAAGCGGTCGCGGTCACTCTGCGCCACGTAGCACAGCTCGTCAACGTCGCAGCCGACGGTCTGAGATATTCTCTTGGCGCTGACGCCCTGCTTCCAGAGGTCGGACGCCTCGTCGATCTGGTCGTACGTCATCACAGCCTCACCCCGGAGCTTCCGATTGGCTTTGCAGGCAATTGGTTTTCAAATGGGCCTTTTCCAGCTTTATTTCGAGTCATTGTTAAAGCCTCCTGCTTTGCACTCCGCTTGACCCAAAGGAACCGTCTCCGCGCTCCGTCTCGTCGAGCGTGTCAACCTGGACGAACGTCGCCTGAGCGACAGGGACGATGAGCAACTGTGCGACGCGGTCGCCCTTGCGGACGAATATGACCTCCTCGTTGGGGACCAGGCTGAACGGCTCGCCGCCCATCCTGTCGCACAGCCATTTGTACGCCCTCGGGAACCGGGCCTTGGCCTTCGGGTATCTCTCCGCAATGACGAGCTGCGGGTTGTTGTTGTACAGCGGCACCTTTATCTCGCCGCGGTACCCCGAGTCGATCACACCGAGGTCGTGCTTCATCACCAGCCCTTTGCAGCCCAACCCGCTTCTTGGCACGACCAGCCCGACGAAACCCTCGGGAATCGCCATGCTCACGCCGCTGCCAATCATCCTGTACTCGCCGGGGCACAGCGCGACGTCCTCCGTCGCGCAGAGGTCGAGTCCCGCGTCGCCCTCGTGCGCGTAGGTCGGCATGGACGCGCCTTCGCCAAGCACGGTGGGGATTGTCGGATACATCGTCTTCATTTGGTTCTCCTTACTCGTTCCTTGCTATCGCGGCGTTGGCCCACATGACCGCCTGCTCGATGTTCGTGAGGGCCAGCGACTTCTCGCGGCCTTCCGGGCAAAAGGCGTCTACCTTTCTTGCAAAATCCTTGGCCTCGTCCCTGATGAGGCTGTACTTGGCGGGCTGGCAGCCCTTCGGCGGGTGGTAATCGAACCTGGCGTCGAGCTCTTCTTGCGTCATTCTTCGTCTCCGTTCTCGAAAGTCCGTCTTAGGCGCCGTCGGACGTCTTCTCGAAGTGCCCGCCGTGCCGGAGTCCAGCCATGCGCGACAGCAGGTCGTCGAACGCCTCCTCTGTCATGTACACGTCGTTGAAGCAGACCCTCCTGCCGAACAGCGCCATCGCGGCGCGCCTGACCCTGTTGAGGAGTCCGTTGGCCTCGTGGTCGTACCTGCCGTCGAGGACGGCGAGGTTGTAGTTGACGTCGCCGTCGCCCCAGTCGTGCCTGCTCACCTCGATCACGCAGCATCCGCAGTCGCACGGCACGTATATCGCGTCACCCATGCCTCTCCTCCCTGTGCTCCCGGTAGCGGTCCATGTACCTTCCGACGGTCCTTTTCGACAGCCCGTAGTGCCGTGCGGTCTCTGCGATCGAGGTGCTCTCGGCAAGGAGGGCGATGCGTCGTATCCTGGGAGTCACCTCGATGCGATGCCTCCCGCTTCCGCGACGCTCGCAGAGGTCCCTGTGCATGGACGCATGGTAGTAGACCGCGCTCCTCGTGACTCCGAGCTCGGACGCTATGTCCTTGGCCTTAACGCCGTCCTGCCACATGGCGACGAGCTCGCCCAGCTGCTCTTCCGTCATTGCGGCACCGCAATCGTCGCGCCGCACAGGTACACGACGGCGAGGTAGGCGACTATCACGGCCGCGAAGATCGCCGCGAACTTCACGGCCTCGAGCAACGCGGCCCTGCGGCAGTCCCGCTCGAAGTCGAGCTGCATCTTGGTCTTCTCCCTCATGTGCCTGTTCATGGCCTCTCCCATCTCACCTCGCGCCTGACGTCGCGCGCGTCCACCCAGCGGGCGTTCCGCGGGAACGAGTCGGTGCCGGAGATCGCCGCGTCGCACACGCACAGCGACCCCCTCCACGACCCGATGACGACGTGCCTGACCCACGGCCCGCCGTTCGTCACGCGCATCCACACGCTCCTGCCGACCGCCCATCCGTCCTTTGCCCTCGGTCCGGCGAAGGCGAGCGCGAGGAGGGCGCCGACCATCGCTCCCACGATCGCGCATGCCGCGGCCAAGGGAATCATGTCACCCATCGCTACGCCTCCGGTCTCATCGGCATGATCAGCCAGGTCTGCGAGACGTCGCCGTCGGACTTGACGACGAACGGCTTCAGCGGGCCCTCGGCGAGGAGCCACGCCTCGCCGTCCACGGTCGCCGCCGCGTCGTTGAGGTACGCGTGGTTGAGGTGTATCTCCAGACGCTCGCCCTCGACCGACTGGACGTCGAGCGTCTCGACGGAGTTGCCCGCGTCCACGGAGCGCGACCTCAGCGTCATGCTCGGCGCGAGCGACTCCTCGGCCACGAGCGTCACCCTGCGCTCGAGGCCGGCGACGGCGGACACCCTCTTGAGCGCGTCGCACAGCGCGCCGGCGTCGACCCTGATGCGGGTGGTGCTCCCCTTGGGGAACAGCAGCGCGAGGTTGGGGTAGTTCCAGACTATCCTCGGCGTCACCAGCGTCGAGCCGCCCATGCGGAGCGAGACGTGCCGGTCGCCGACGCGTATGGCGACGTCCGGGGCGTCCGACGGTATCGACAGGGCGCTCCTCAGCGCGTCCGCGGGTATGATGACCGACGTCTCGTCCTTGCACGGCACCGAGGTCTCGCATACCGTCGCGCGGTTGCGGTCGGTCGCGGAGAGCGACAGCCTCCCGTCGCCGACGGTCAGCAGGATGCCGAGCAGGGCCTGGTTGGACTCGCTCCTGTCGCGGGACGCCGCCGCGCACGTGCGCCCCGCCATGTCTGCGAGCGTGGCCCTCGGCAGCGTGACCGACGCCCTGACGTCGAACTCCGGGAAGTCCGGGAACCCGCCGTCGGCCAGGGCGTTGAGGCTCCACCTCGACTTCCCGCACCTCACGGACATCTTCTGCCCGTCGAGCTCGAAGCCGACGGCGCGGTCGGGCATGCCCTTGACCACGCGATCGAGGACGTGCCACGAGAGGACCGTGGCGCCCTGCCCCTCGACGTTCGCGGGCGCGACGTGGGAGACGGACACTCGCCCGTCCGTGGTCCGGAACTCGACCTCGCCGTCTCGCGCCTCGATGCGGACGCCGCCGTAGACCGACGTTGTCGCCGACGACGAGACGCCCTTGCCGACCGTCGCCATGGCCCGCGCGAGCGACGTCTGGGAGATGTCGAACCGCACTACTCCCACCTCACCCATTCGCCGGTGTCGGACAGCACCGTCACGACGCCGGAGTCGTCGGGGTCACGCACGGCCACGACCTTGACGAGCTTCCCGCCGATCATGTACCTGCGAAACGGCCTCGGGACGACCTTTCCGGCGACGTCGACCGTGGCGTCGTTGCCCGTCGAGCGCACGCCCGACAGGGAGAACCCCTCCTTCGTGAGCACCCTCACCTTGCAGCCGCCCACCGTCTCGTCGACGGATACGGACATAACCTCGTTCTCGAAAACCTTTTCCATCTTTCCCTCCTACTCTCTGTGGCTCATATCCTCGTCGGTCCTGCCTGACGCCACGCACAGCGCGGTCGCGACGACCGCGACCAAGGCGCCGACGACGACCCCTGCGAAGAACGCCTCCATCGGACGCCTCCCTAATAAGAAGGACGGCTTGCGCCGCCCATGTCCGTCACGTCAATTTCCATTTGCGCGGGGACGAGCCTCTCCTCGTCTCCCCACTGGTCGGCCATCGCCCTCGCGATGCCGTCGTACGTCTTGCTCCGTATCCTCCCGCGCTCGGCGCTGGGTGAGAGCTTCATGATCGCCTGCCTGTCCTTGCGGTCCATCGCCATGACCTCCGCCTCGAGGTCCTTGGTCGGCTCGAGCGGCGGTAGGCCCTTGAGCCACAGGCACGTCTTCTTGGTCTCGGGGTGGCCGAACTGGTACGGCTGTATGAACTGGTCGGGCTTGCGGTACAGCTTGCTCATGATGCCGACCGGGTTCTCTATGCACACGTGCGGCACGTGGTCGAGCGCCGTGAACGCCAGGAAGAACCCTATCGCCCGCTGCTGCCTGCCGTCGCGCTTCTTCTCGTCGAAGTGGAGCGCGCCGGACACGGCCAGGTGCGTGCAGGGCGGGAACGCCAGCACCATGTCCCAGTCCATCTTGAGCAGCTCGAGGACGTCGGCCTGTATGTGCCTCTGCGGCAGCCTGCCGCTCGTGGGGAGCAGGTCGCAGGAGTATATCTGGTGGGCGTCGCCCCACCTCCTCCTGAACGCCTGCGTGACGGTGCCGGACTCCTCGCACGCCACTAGGATGCGCACGGTATCCTCACCGCCAAGGGGTCGTCGAGGCCGTAGAACGCGAGCATCGACGGGAACGGCGCAGACTGCCCCGGCACCCCGCCGACCTCGAACTTGAGCCTGCCGCGAAGGAACCTGACGCTCGCGTACGGGACGACCCAGTCCCAGAACCACGCGGTGTCCGTCCTCGCGGGGACGAGGAGCACGCCGCTGGCGCGTGCCGACTCCTCCGCGCACTTGCGGACGAAGTCCGCCATCCTGCGACCGTATGGCGGGTTCGCAAAGAAGCGACCCCCCCCCAGTCCTGTTCGAGCGCGTCGGTCTCCTTGGTGAAGAACTCGGCGCACTTCGCGTTTGCGCCGTTCGAGAACGGGTCCAGCGTGAAGTGGTGGATCGCGTCCAGCTCGTCGAATAGCCGCTGCGGCGTCTCCCAGTCGTCCCTTTCGGACGTCATCGCGGCCTTTCCGTGCTCGTAGAAGTTGCTCATGCCATGCTCCCCTCGGCGACCCTCACGGCCACCAGCCTGTTGCCGTTCGCCTTGCCGCGCCGCCGATATGCCGGCATGCTGTAGTAGTAGATGGTCTCGGGCTTCACGCCGCGGCGCTCCGCGAGCTCCTGAAGCGTGCCCACGCCGAGAAGCCTGTCGCCCTTGTAGAGCGCGTACGTTGCCCTGCTCATAGCGCAAGCTCCATTTGCCCGGTCTCGGCGTTGGCCGCCGCCATCCTCTTCTCGGCTATCTCGCAGTAGTGCGGGTCGAGCTCTATGCCGACGAAGTCCATCCCCTCGTCCATGCACGCGACGCCGGTTGAGCCGCTTCCCATGAACGGGTCGAGCACGACCCCTCCCGGACGACATACGAGGCGGACCAACCATCGCATGAGGTCGTTGGGTTTGACCGATGGATGATTGTTGTTCACGCCACCGCGATTGCGGTCCTTCTTGCTCGCCTTGGCGCAGTAGAAGAACCGAGCAGCACTGCCGGAGTCGCCTCTTTTGACGAACGCCGAGTCCGCGCCATAGTCGCCATAACAATTGACTGACGACTTCGACATGGCCCCACGGTCGGCTATCTGCCCGTCTGAGTCCGGGAAGCACGCAAGCACCTCGTCGCTGCCGTCATGGACCAGGTTGGCAGGGAATCGACCCCTTGGGTCCCCGCCCCTCGGGCCCGGCTTCGCCGCGAAGTTGGTCGCACCCCTGTCGGTGTACCGTGTGTCCTTGGTGGCCTCCCCGTCACGCGATGGGTCATGTGACTCCGTCGGTATCCTGCATGCGCCGATGTTGATCGCGCCCGTGCCATAAGTGGCGACGTTGTGCGCGACGGTCCCGTCAAGCGGACTGCGGGCCACCAGAACAGGCTCCCATGCCGGCTTTAACGCCGTGTTCCACCCGGACCACTCAGCGACCTCGTCTGGGTACCGCCCCTCCATGAGCCTCTCGACACGCTGTCCGTGCGGCATGCCCGACCCATATGTCCACATGATGCAATCGCGAATCTCCCAGCCAGCATCCTCTATGGCGCACGCCATGCGGTGGAACGTCCTCGTGCCTCCGAAGCAGAGGAGGTGAGCGCCGGGCTTCGCAACCCTGAGAGCCTCCTCGAATATCGGCGTCATTGCTTCTTGGAACGCGACCATCTCGCCTTGCGTGACCTTCTTGCCATGGGAGTTTCCGTATCTTGGAGCGCCCTTGTTCTCGTCGGCGTATCTCTTTCCCTCGGCCTGCCGCTCGCTCACGGTCTGATTGCCGGTCGAGCCTCCGAAGCTGTCCCACTTTGCGCCCATAAACGACAGGCCGTAAGGCGCGTCTGTCACGATTGCGTCTACCGACTCCGGCTCCATGGACGCCATGACCTCGGCGCACTCCCCGTTGTGAATCTCATAGCGCACCTGAGTTCACACCCTTCACCCTTCTCAGGTACGTCGCGTCCCCGCGCTTCGATACCTTCACCTCGCCCGTGAGGCCGAGGCTCGATATCGCGTTATGGAGCCTGCCGGCGAGCGCCTTCGGATCGTCGCTCCCGTCCTCGATCTCGACCCGTGCCGACTTCATCCCGGAGTCGTAGAACTGCCTCACCACAGGCACGTACCGCTTATACAGCGGTTCGCCGTACCCGATGGGAGGCACCTCCTCCTCTATGAGACGCGCCGTCGCCATGCGCGCCCTCCTTCCTCGGGCCATCAGGCCCGTCATGCCCTCATGTGTATCTCCGTGTCGGCGAGCCTGTCGGTCACGACGTACTCGCCGAGCCCGAACAGCCCGTCCGAGTGCGGCCCGTACAGCCCGAGCAGCTCGCCGGACCACCACCTGCCCTCCGTGGCCGGGTCGTCCCATACCCAGCGCGCCTTGTACCTGGCGCCTCCGTGGAACCCGTCGTGGCACCCGGTGGTTCCGCTCCCGCACAGGGCGAAGAGCGGGGATCTGAGCATCGTGCCGCCTATGAAGAACGTCTTCCTGACCGAGCGCGGCACGAGGTGGTGGACGTTGGTGGCGAGGCCGTGGCACATGGCGCACGGCTCGCCGTCTAGCAGGCGGTACGTGCCCGCCTCGTAGTCGTCATACTCGGCGCCTATGTTCGGCATGCCGAAGAGGTGCGCCCAGTCGTACGACAGGCCCTGGAGCTGCGACGCCGTCGGCATCAGTCGGCCCCCAGCAGCTCGTCCCATGTGCAGCCGAGCGCGGCCTTGACCTTCCGCAGCGTCTGCAGGGTGGGCGAGTTGGCCCCGCGCACCCAGTTCGACATCTGGGATTGGTGCACGCCTATCCTCTTCGCGAACGACGTCTGGCTCTCGCCACGGTCGGCGAGGAGCCTTTTGAAGTTGTCTCCGAATGTCATGGCATCAGCCCCAATGCGTCCATGAGCCTTATCCTCTTGTCCGTAAGCCTCGTCGGGACGAAGCAGTCGTGCACCTCGTCGGGGTTCACGCACTGGATGCCGCTCCTCGTGTTGTCCGTGTTCACGGGGAAGGGCTGTATGACGCCCTTCGCCCTCTTGTTGAGGGTGCGCGAGTTGGACGCCGCGAGGCACACGTAGCCCCACAGGCCGTCGCACACGACGATGCCGCAGTTCCGGCACCACACGCAGATGCGCGGCTCGGACTCCGCGAACATGTCGATTCGCTCGAGCGCCACGCTCACGTCGTCACCTCGTCGATCGATATGACGGTCATACCGCACGCCTCCGCGACGACGGCCTCTACGCGCGCGCCCTCCGACTCCTCCCATCCGGGGAGCTGCACCAGGACCGCGTAGAACATGGAACCCTCGGTGCTCCCGCGCCTGAGCAGCTCGCGCAGGTCGATCGCCATCCACTGCTCGTGCGTGTATTCCTTCTCCTTGTTGGTGTGGAACCACTTCTGCGTGGGGTCGAATATCTCCCTCGCTCCCGCCTCGTGCAGTATCGCGCGGCCCCTCGCGAACTCTGGGGCGTTGAAATGTTCGACCCCGGTCATCGCGCCGGACAGGTAGCAGTTCATCCCACTCACGCTGAAGCTCATCTCATGCCCTCCCGCCAGAAGACCTCGTCGCCGCGCGGCAGCTCGCGCGCTTCGCAGAGCGTCAGGAGGAAGTCGGCGACGGACAGCCACGTGTCGTCGTCCCACCCGCAGGTGTCAAGCACCTTCAGCTTGGTCGGGGCGAGCTCCCTGACGGTCATGTCGTTGCGCGTCGCGTACGCCAACCGGATAGCCATTGCGTCCGATCGCAGCTCGTGCGGGCCGCAGGTCACGTAGCGCCGCGCGACGTCCCTGACGAGGACCTCGAAGTCGTCGAGCCTCGCGTGCCTGCCCATCACCTTCTTGAACGCGCACGCCGCGACGCCCACGGTCGGGAGGAACGTGTCGCCGTCGTCACCGCCGCGCGCCTTGGACACGGTCTTCGTGCCGTCTGCCCACAGGACGACCGTCGCCGGGTCGTTGAGGATCACCTTCGTCGGGCGCGGGCCGTAAGGCACGGCCAGGAGCGCGGCCGCGATCGTCGCCATGCCCCGCACGGCCAGGTGCGCTCCTTCGCGCTTCGTCTCGGCGACCACGCGCTCGGTCGTGCCGTCTTCGACGCCGATGCTCGCGTAATAGTCTCCATCCAGTAACATGCTCAAGTACTCCACACATCCCCCTTATGACTGCGGTCCCTGCGCGGGGCCGCTCCGTTCAAGCCTTCTGTCGGGGCCGTCGAGCACGACCCCCTCGCACCACCCGCGCAGCCTCGACCTGATGGCGTCGAGGGTCTCGTCGCGTCCCCGCAGGGCGTCGGCGAGGTCCGCCGTGGTGTACTGCGACGTGATGACCGTCGCCTTCTCGTTGTCCATGCGCGTCCGCAGGATACGGAACGTCGTCTCGGCGTTCCTCTCGTCGGACACACCCTTGCCGACGTCGTCGAACAGCAGCAGGTCGACCTCGGTCCACTGGCGGAAGAGGTCCTCCTCGGACTGGCTCCACCTACCATACGTGGACCGGATGAGCGACTGCACGGCGTCAGCGGCGAGGAACCGGGCCTGCCTGTCGCAGAACGTCATCGACCCCGGCCCGACCCTCTTCGTCACCGTGTGCCTGATGAGGTACCCCTTGACGTACTGGGCGGCCCGCCACGACTTTCCGCGGCCCGTCTTGCCCGTGAGGTAGACCGCCCTGTTGGCGTCGAGGACCGGCACCATCGAGAAGTCCGCCTCCACGTGGGAGAACGCGGCGGGGATGCCGGACGCCCTCCACGCGGCGCGGAACTTCTCGGCGCGCGCCTCCTGCTCGGCCTTGCGTCTCTCGGCCTCGGCCTCGGCCACCGCCTGCGGGCAGTCGCACTGCCCGTGGACGAGGATCGGCCTGAAGCCGGGGAGCTGGTGCCTGACCATGGGGAGCAACCTCCCGCAGAACTGGCATGTCTCACCAGCCGTTCGCGTCCGACCATCCGCCATCGTCGTCCCTCTTTCTACCGTCGTCTTGGTGCAGGTAGACGTCGAAGTGCTCGGCGCTGAACAGGGTCTGCGGGCGGATGTACCTCGCCATGTCGGTCCTGCCCCACTCCCTGCACTTGACGTCCACGACCTTGGTGAGGTCGGCCTCCGTGTAGCCCTCCCTCAGCCTCGCCCTGGCGTGCTTGCGGTTGCCCTCCGCCTTGGTGCTGAGCGACTTGCCGGCCCTCTCGTTGAGGTGCTCCAGGACGCGCGTCACGATCTCTTCCGTATGGTCGGCCTTGGCCGTCTCCTTGGTTCCCAGCAGGTCAAGCGTCATCTGCTCTTGCCCCTTCTCCTCGATTGGCTCCGCGTGAAAGAACGGGTTCTCGTCGGGAGAGAGGTACAGGTACCAGTCCCCCGGCGTGAACCTTCCGTCAAGCCCCTTCGCGGGCGCTATGTGCAGGTATCCCAGCTCCTCGAGCTCGCGGAGCTGGCGGTTCGTCGCGTCCTTCCCGTCCTTCGATGACTTGTAGAAGTACGCCTTGTTGAACCTCCATCCGTCCGACATGGACATCAGCTCCACGAGCCGACCCTTGGCCGCGCTCGTCATGTCCTTGCTGCGCGCAATCTCGTTGGGGACGATCGTGAACCCGCCCCCGGAAACGTGAAGGCGCGGCATGTGCTAGTCCGTCCAGACTGTGAAGGTGTTTCCTTGGGCGTCGTAGCCGAACGGAAGCCCGCCGCCGTCGCACACCAGCGCGACCATGCCGACGGTCATGCCGATCGGGTTGGACTCGATCCGGAACTTGTGGCCGTTGCGCATGGGGCCGAGGTCCCGCACGATGACCTTGCCGTCGTCGTCTGCTGTCTCGTCGTAGCGCAGGATGATGACGTGCTCCTTCGCCTGTTCGTATGTCATGTCTTCATCTTCCTTAGAACGGAATGTCCTCGTCATAGACGTCGGTCGTCGCGGCCGGTCGGGGGGCGGGCGTCGGCTGCGTCGGCTGGTGCTGCTGCGGTGCCTGCTGCCCGTCCTGACGCGCCGACATGAACGTCACGTCATCGGCGACGATCTCGATCTTGCTGCGCTTCACGCCGTCGCGCTCCCAGCTGCTGTACTTCAGCTTGCCGGAGATGGCGACCTTGCTGCCCTTGTGGAGTGCCGTGGAGAGGAAGTTCGCCCGGCTGCCGAACAGCACGCAGTCGATGAAGTTCGGCACGTCCTCCCACTCGCCCGTCTGCGAGTTCTTCTTTCGATCGTTGAACGCGACGCCGAACGAGAGGACCTCTGTGCCTCCGGGGGTCGTACTCATCACGGGATCGCGCGTCAGGTTGCCCGTCAGGCCCACCATGTTCATGCCTGTGTTCTCCTTATCTATCTGTTGCTTGGTCTGCTGTACTCGCGGTTCATGTCGTCCCTCAGCCTGAGGTGCAGCGACGTGAGCCGCGCGAGCTCCTTGTTAGCCGTCTGCCGCATGCACGAGAGCCTGTCGCGCAGCATCCTGGCGTGGGCGACCCTCTCGTCGCCCCTCACGATGTCGCGCGCGGTGGTCGCCCCGTGCTTCCCGCGCAGCTCCAGCTCGATGTCGTGCTTGCCCCTCTGGTATACGTTCTCCGCCATCGGGAGCGCCGAGTCGGTCCAGTGCAGGAGTTCCGTGTAGAACTCCTGCGCCTCCTCGGCTTCGAGCAGCTGCTGGTAGATGAGCAGCCCGTCCATCAGAGCATGGCCCCGTTGAGGGTGATGGCCGACACCCCGTGGCCGATCAGCGCCTCGAGGACGTCGTCGGCGTCGTCGATTACGACGTGGCCCGTCTTGTCGATCCCATCCGACGAGACGTACTCGGCGAACGGCATGACCCTGACGTTCGCCCCGAGACCTCGGGCCGATTCGCGCACGTAGGCGGCACGACCCGCGTCAGTCGTGAGTATCGTGGCGTCGAAAGACCTGGCGAGCTGTATCAGGCGCGTCGTCTTGCCACTGGCCCTGCCGGCGGCGGCTATCAGCGTCTTCGCACTCACCTAGACCACCTCGCCCGTCGCGACGTCGACCGTCACGCAACCGTCGATGTCGAGCGGGAGCTGCGTCGGGAAGAGCTGCGCGTCGACCACTCCGTGCTCGGCGACCATGAGGATCTTCGTGGTGTCGGAGACGGGCGCGTGCACCGTCCACGTCTCCTCGCCGGAACCGACCTTGCCTGTGTGCTTGACGAACGTCAGCTGGACGCCCACGCCGCCCACGCCGAGGTTTCGCTCCTTCCAGTCGTACATCTGCGCGAGACGCACAGGGTACTCGAGGAATGAGGCGAACTCGTCCGCCTCGACGTGGTGCTCCTCGAGCCATGGGACGGAGCCGACGGCGAAGCCGTCGCTCTCGATCGCGTTGGCGATTATCCTCGCCCTGTCCTCACTCAGCCTATCCATGGGCGACCACGTCCATGTCGACCCAGACGGTCGTGCCGTCGCACGACACGCGGGCCATCGCCGCGCCGGACTGGAGCTGCTTGACGTCCGTGATGGTCCCGTTGAGCAGCGTGCCGTCGAGCTCGACACCGACCGTCGCGCCGACGAGGTCGACAGCGTCCTTGTACCTCATGTCACCCTCCTAAAAAGCGATGTCTTCGCTCGCGAGGTCGCCGACGACCGCGTCCACGACCTCACCCGTCTCCGCGTCGACGCCGCTGGCCTCGGCGTTGGCCGCTGCCTCGGCGATGATGCGCTCGGCCTCGGACCTCGCGGCGTCCATGCCCTGCGCGGAGCGGATGCCGAGGAGCCACGTCTTGGTGTCGTCGCGGTCGTAGCCTGACGCCACGCACCTCTCGACGAGCGAATCGACGGCAGCATCGTCTGCGAGGCCCTGCACGTAGGAGCGCGCGGCGTCCATGCCACCCTCGCGCCATAGGGCGAAGAGCTGCCTCTTGGCGTCCTGCTCCGCGACGCCCACCGCGACGCATCCGATGGTGAGCTTGCGGAGCTCGGCCTTCTCCTCGTCGGTCGGACCGGCGGGCTGCTCGGGCGCGGCGTCTGTCACGACGGCGTCGGCGACCTCGATGACCGGGTTGAGCACGCCGCCGTAGTCGGGGGTCGTCTCGTCGGACGCGGCAGCCTCCTGCGCCTCGACGGACACCGGCAGGTACGGGAACGCGCGGCGGATGACGGTCTTTCGCGCCATCGCCTCGTAATCGGTCTCCCACGGGCCGCTCTGCGACGCCTTGGAGCGCTTGCGTATCGCGTCCACCTCGTCCTTCGTCATAACGTCGATGTAATGCCCGCCGTCCTTGAACTTCGCCACGCAGTAGACGTGCGTCATTTTCCCGCCGTTGGCGCACGGGACGTGCCGCAGCGTCTCGTTGAGGCCGTACTCGAACTCGAACACGTCCCCCTCGTGCACGACCCTCGCCTCGATGCTCCTCAGCTCGCCGGAGTTCCTGCACAGCTCGAGCATGCCTTTATAACCTAAAATGAATTGCGCCTCGACTATGCCCGCCTTGCGGTTGCGGTATGGGAGGATGTAGGCCCTCCCGAGACCGTCGACCGCCGACGGCTCGAGGCCGAGCGCGGAGCACTTCATCACGCAAGCGAGTATCGTCTCGGGCGTGGCCTCGAGGAGCTGCGGCGTGTGGTTGATCGAGGACACCGCGAGCTGGAAGAGCCGCTCGCTGCTCATGTGGCGCGGCATCACCGCCTGTATCTGCGGCCACCTGTCCCTGAGCATCGCCGCTATGCCGTCCTGCGGCCTCGCCTGCTGCCGCTGGACCTGAGTTTCCCTGGTCTTTCTTGCAAGCTGTCCCATGTTGCTTCCTCCTAAACGAAAGGCGCGGAAGTGTCCCGCGCCAGATGAACCTGCGTCCGCGACTTGCCTCGACGTGCCTGGACAAGCCACGCCATGCCCCGCCGGACCGTGCCATGCCTGCCAAACCATGCCAATTGGTCTACGCGACCTTGCGCTTCACCCTCACGCCTCCGTCGCGCTTCTCGCTCCTGGACCACGTCGCGACGTGGTCGCAGCCGACGATGCCCCTGTGCCCCCCGATGAGCCGCTTCAGCGACGTCGACGCGACCGCCTTGCGCTCCTTCGCCGCCTTCTCGGCCTCGGATGCGGCCAGGTACTCCGACATGAGCTCCTCGGCCTCGGCCTCGTGCTCCTCGTCCATGTCCTCGTCCGAGTGGACGTACAGCCTGTGCATCGCCTTGGAGTCGCCGGGGCTCGCGGTCACCATGTCCGGCATCACGTCCCTCAGCACGTTGTCGTTCCAGAAGGAGTCGACCGCGTCGACCACCAGCGCCACGTCCTCGTCGTCCCAGAGGACCGTGCGCTCGATGTACGTGGAGCCGGATATCAGCACCGCGAAGCGCACGTACCTGAACCCGGTGACGCTCATGTAGTGGACCGCCTGCGTCAGGTAGTAGGTCGGGACCGTCTCCTCGTCGCCGTCGAACCATCCGTCGCGGCTGCCAGCGGTCTTGACCTCGAGCACGCCCCAGCCCATGTCGGGGTCGTACACCATGCCGTCGAGCGACGCATGCGCCCACGGGCGGGCGATCGACACCAGCGTGGCCCTCGGCTCGATAACCTTGAAAGTCGGGTGGCTCTCGCGGAACTTCGCCCTGATGGTCGGCTCGAGCCGCACGCCCCACTCGACGCGCTCGTTGCCGGAGATGTCCTGGTGCTCGGCGCGCCCGGTCTTCTCGAGCCATATCGTTATCGGCGTGGCCCATGCCGACATGCCGAGGATGCCGGCGACCTCGGAGCCGCCTATGCCCTCGCCACGGAACCGGAGCCACTGGTCGTTGACCTCCTGCTCGGTGCCCTTGAACCTCACGGTCGTGAAGTTCACGCCCTCGTTCTTCAGGCTCATGCCATGTCCTTGAGCGTGCTGGCGAGCTTAGCCAAGTCGTCCTTGCCGAGCTTCTTGCCGTCGAGCGCCGCGAGGGCGTCGATGATGCCGACGAGCGGCGCGCACGCCTGCACCGTCCCCATCACGCCCTCGGCGAGCTCGTCTGGGCTAACCTCCTCCGCGTCGTCGGAGGTCGCCTCGCGCAGCCATTCCGCGGCGAAGCTGACGCCGGCGACGTACATGACGGCACCGCTATCGTGCGGGTCGAGCATCCTCTGCATCTTCTCGCTCGCCTCGGCGAGCGTGCGGATGGCCTCCTTAGCCTTCACTCGCGTCCCCCTCTTTCTCTTCCGACTTCTCGCCGGCCTCGCGTGCGGCGACATCGAGTATCTTCGCCAGCACGGACGGGTCGCTGAGCATGACCGCGAGCGTCGCGCCCTTTGCGGCGTCGCGCAGGATCTTCGCCATGTCGTCCGCCGACTTGCCGTCGGCGAATCCGCACATCATCACGTCCAGCGTCATGGAGAGCGCGTTGCCAAAGCCGATGAGATACATCTTCTCGAAGGTGCTCTCGTCGTCTTGTACCGCCGAGGCAAAAGCCTCTTTGCCGGCGTCCATGAGCAGTCTCATTGCCTCTTTAGCCTTCATCTTCTTCCTCCCAGAAAACGGTTACGGTCGTTATATCCCGACCGCCCCTCTCGCGGTCGAGCTTGTATGCATGTGTCTCGACGACCTGCGAGTCGTCGTGCCACGCGACCAGGACGACGTCGCCGTCCCTGTCCTTGTATGGGTTGAGCGCGTCCTGCACCAACTTGAGCAGGTTGTCCACGTCAGGCTTGGTCACGAACGGCACGAGGCCACTGTCCCAGAGCCACCTCGGGACCCACCTCGGCCGGGACTTCGGGGCGGCCGTTCGGAACGTCGCGGCGAGCATGACCTTGGCCCTCTCGGGCGCGGTGACCACGTGGCCGAACATGCGTACGCACTCGCCCATGTACGCCTCGCGGACCGCCCTCTCGGCGTCGGCGGTGCCCTTGGGCGTGTATGCGTGCGCGCGCCCCCTCTTGCCCACCGAGAACCTCGGGCGCTCCTTCTGCCTTACGAAGGGCACACTGAATTGGATGACTATTTCCCGTCACCTCCCTTGCCCTCCATGACCGGCATCTCGGCCATCCTCCCGTGCCATCCGCGGGATTCGTTGAGCTTGATGAGGCTCGACCTCACCCAGCCGACCGACTCGGGCGTGCAGAGCGCGGTCAGGCACAGCGGGGGACGTATCGGCTCGCCGGTGGTCGGGTGCCTCTTGCAGACGTCCTGCTCGTACTCGACGAACACGAACACGGCGTCGTCCGGTACCTCGCCCATCAGCCCACCCCCGCCGCCATCGCGAGCATCAGCAGCCCGCACCAGAGCGGCGACGTGACTATCGCCAACGCCACCGCAGCCACGCTAGCAAGGCTTGCTATCTTCCGTGCCACAGTCCACGGCCCTCCTCTCGTGCGACTTCAGGCAGAAGTCGCGGTAGCTGTCGTATGAGCTGAACCACCTGACCATCCCGGTCGAGACGTCGACGCAGCGCCGTCCCCTCGCGAGCTCGTAGGTGTTGGCCGAGACCAGCACGTGCAGCCTCGTACCGTAAGCGTCGGCGACCTCGCATACGGTGGTCTCGAGTGCGTCGACGACGCGGTCGATCGTGGGGACGTCGGCCCCCGAGTCGAGCGAGTCGAGCATCAGCAGGACCCTCGGGACGCCGCGCTCGCATTGCGCCCACGCCCATCCGAGCGCCTTGCCGAGCAGGACGACGACGCGCTCGCCCTCGCTCGAGCCGAGGATCGCGGCCATGTCGGACCCGCCGTCGGGCTGAACGAGCGCGCGGCTCAGGAACCCCTCGACGTCGCGTAGGTCGAACGTGCGGGTCGACACGTCCTCGACGCCGGCGAGCGCGGCCTCGAGCCTCCTCATCAACGTCGTCTTGCCGCTGCCGTTGCATCCAACGAGGACCGTCACGCCCTCGCGGAAGGAGAAGGTCGGGTTCTCGTACAGGACGTCGCCGTAGTAGGACCGCGGGTCCACCGTCATCGTTATCATTCCTCGCTCCCCTCCGAGCGCCCCGTGCGGGCGCGCCAGTTGCTCTGTGGTGTGGGGAAACCTTCTGGTCGCGGCGCGCCCCCACGTGACGCTCGGTCGTGCCAGAGCCGCCGGCACGGCCCGCCCGCGTCAGGTTGCCTGCGCAGGAAAGGAACGCAGATGGTGCTCCCTTTCGACGGGTCCGGCGAAGCTGACCGGCCCGAAGTCGGGTGGGCCCTGCCGACGGCTCTGTGTTGTTGCTACGATAGGTTGCGCGCGAACTCGCGCGCATATGCGTCGACGTCGTACGCCCCGGACATCGACGCGACGACCGCGTCGTCGGCGACGCCCTTGCAGCGAGCGTCAGACTTGAGGTAGACGGACCTGTCGTCCTCGCCGTTCGCGATGCCGTCGTATATCGCCGCCACGAGGGCCGCGACCGACCACAGGTCGTACGAGACCCCGTGGCTGGTGCGCCTGCCGGCGCCGAACGCGAACCTCACGCAGTCGCCGCTTGACCGTACCGTCTGCACGAGGTTCTCGAGCGAGTGCTCGACGTCCATGAGCTTGCGCGACACGTCCTTGGCGAACCCCATGTCGGTCGTGTCGACGCACCTGAACGGGTCCCCGCGACGCGACTCCATGTCCACCTGCCTGCCATGCGCGACGTCGTAGACGTCCCTCACGTCAATCTCGGTCATTGAGCGCCTCCAGCTCGTCGAGGTCCGCCCTGAGCGCGTCGGTCGCGCAGTGGGCCACGGCGAAGTTCGACGCCCTGCAATGCTTGGTGAGCGAGACGATGTCATGGTGCATCGACCTCAGCCTGTTCTCGACGTAGAGCCTCGTGTCCTCGCGGTCGCACTTCACGGGTATCGCGTACGTGCCGGAGCCGTCTCCGAGGCCCACTGCGCCCAACCCGAGCGCGTCGTTCTTGGTCTTCTCCCTGAACGCGGCCATCGTCTGCCTGTCAGGCGTCTCGGCGAGTCGCCACTCGGCGTAGAAGCGCTCGACGGATATCGTGGTTCGTCCGGTCGCGCCGACCTCGTCGATGAGCTTGCTGCTTATCCGCTTGAACTCGTCGATCTGGCGGTCCCTGCAGTCCTGCGCGTTCGCCGCCCTGGTCTCGCGCGCCTTTATCACGCCTATGCGCACGCCGGTCGCGCACTCGTCGAGGATCTCCTGCACCTGCTCGATCGTCTTGGACCGCAGCCAGGCTATCATCCCCTTACGTCTCCTGACCTCGAGGTGGTCGGGAAGGGAGGCGGCCCTCACGAGTATCTGGGCCTCGCGAAGGCAGAAGGCGGCCGCGTACTCGCCGCACTCGTCGGCCTTCCTCAGGAACTCGTCCATCAGCTTCGCCTGCCACAGCGCGTCGTCGGCGCTCTTCGCGTCGTCGATGGACGCGAGGAACCCGTCGAGGTTGGCGAGCGCTCCGTTGACCGTCGAGAGGTTGGTCTCGTTTGACATTTCGTACTCCTTAGGGCACGCCGCATGCGCGCGGCGTGCGACGTGGGGGGTCATCTCACATGCGTGCAGGCGACGCCTCTCCTCCTCGTCACTCACGACGGGTCATCCAACACTCGTACGAGAGACGCAGCACAGAGGACTCATAATCCTCCAGATCTTGGGGTCATCCCACACACGTATGGGCGACGCGCGGTTAATCCTCATCTGCTCGGGTCATCCCGCGTGCGTACGGGCGACATCTCTCCAAGCTCTCCGCCGTTAGCGCGGGCCATCCCACATGCGTGGGGGTGACACATGCGGACAAGCGATCCGCATTCGTCACGGAGGGGCCATCCCACATGCGTGGGGGTGACACACTAGGCTGCCTGCGCGTTTGCGTCGACTCGGGACGAATCCCATTTGCTTTCGCCACCACGAATGCGGGTTCCTGCTTCTGCGACCATTGCCGGGGATGCCCGGTCTTACTCAGTCTCCACAGGCGTTCGGATTTCTCCCGGTTCCCGCGTGACACGCGGTACCGCTGCCGTCGGACGGCCTTACGGTCGCCCGCCCCTTCTGATCTCGGCCATGCCGATGGCCGCTATGTTCCTTGCCGCGTTCAGCGCGTAGTCGTGGTGGGCGCCGCACTTCGGGCACGTCCAGCGAGTCGTGCCGACCTTGAGCTCCGCTTGCGCGCCGCATCGCCCGCACGTGCTGCCGAACGCCGTGCTCGCGTCAACCTCGACGAGGTCGCGCCCGTACCACTGCGCCTTGTACGCCAGCTGCCGCTTGACCTCCGACATGCTCGCGTCCGCGACTGCCTTGGAGAACTTCTTCGAGCGCATCATCCCAGCCACGTCGTTGGACGACACGGCGATCGCCTTGCTGTCGCGGACGATCCTCGTGGTCGCCTTGTGGATGTTGTCTCTCCTCTGGTTGGCGACCCTCTCGTGGACCAGCGCGACCTTCTGCTTCTGCTTCCTGTAATTCGCCGAGCCCCTCTTTTTGCGGCTCAGCCTGCGCTGCTCGCGCCTGAGCTTCCTCTCGGACTTCGACAGCGCCCTCGGGTTCTCGACCCTCACGCCGTCCGAGCACGTGATGAGGTCGCGTACGCCGAGACGGACGCCCATGACGTCGAGGGTGCCGTCTTCCATGTACGGCTCCGGCACGTTCTCGCACGTTATCGAACAGAAGTACTTTCCAGATGGAGTCCTGCTGACGGTGGCGCTCAGCAGATGTCCTTGCGGCGTCTGCGTGATGCGGCACTTGACCTTGCCGAGCTTCGGCAATTTGACGTGACGGTCGTCGATGACGCGTACCGCGTTCCCGGCGGCAGGAGTCCTGTAGCTCTGGAAGCTGCATCCCGCCTTCTTGAACTTCGGATAGCCGGGCTTCTCGCCGTTCTTGACTCGCCTGAAGAAGTTCTTGAACGCGACGTCGAGGTCTCGTATGGACTGCTGCATGGCCGAGTTAGGCACGTCGTACAGCCATGTGCATACGGACTTCACGCCGGTGAGGAGCTTCATCAGCTCGTACGCCGAAACGTTCTTTCCTCTGTCATCCCATTCGACCTTCTTGCATTCGAGTGCGATGTTCCACACGTATCGGCACGCCCTGAACGTCTCCTCGATGAGTTCGGCCTGCGTCTTGTTCGGGTAAATTCTGAACTTATATGCTCTACTAATCATATTATCGCTTCTTTAGTTGTCGTCGTCGTAGACACGCTCTACGCCCAGGACCTTCCCACGCTCGTGCGGGCGAAAGCCTTTGGATCGCGCTTCACGCTGTCCCGGACCTTCCCACGCCCACGCTGGTGAAAGCTCGACCTCATCGACCTGGCCGACGGCATGCGGACCTTCCCTCACTCACGCGGGCGAAAGACCAAGGCGAGCATCGCGAGTCCGTGGATCGTGGACCTTCCCACGCTCGCGCGGGCGAAAGCTCGACCGGGCTTAGCTCGTCCTCGCTATAGCGGACCTTCCCACGCTTGCGCGGGTGAAAGAACGCGGCTCGGGCCTTCTTCCGCGTTAACGTGGACCTTCCCACGCTTGCGCGGGTGAAAGGGCCTTTTCTTTCGCGTTGTTGCCCATTGCTAAGACCTTCCCACGCTTGCGCGGGTGAAAGCTTAGAAGGTCGTTGACGTGCTTTCGGCTCACGGACCTTCCCACGCTTGCGCGGGTGAAAGCTCGACCGGGCTTAGCTCGTCCTCGCTATAGCGGACCTTCCCACGCTCGTGCGGGCGAAAGTCCAGCGCGCCACGGTGGATGATTTCGACGTAGGACCTTCCCACGCTTGCGCGGGTGAAAGGCCTAGAGGTGACGGAAAAAGGCTTGCACATGGGACCTTCCCACGCTTGCGCGGGTGAAAGACTTCCCTACCTGCGAATACGCGGACCTCCACCCACGACTGGCGTGAGTTCCTGCTTCGTCGTGCATTGCCCCGAAGGGTCTTGAGAGCACTCCACAGGCGTGACTTCCCGTGCGGTACACGGTAGATGACGGAGCGGCTTGCGCGACGCGCTGATGCCTCGCATGACGCTCCGTGTATACATAGGTGCCCCGTCCGGGAGTCGAACCCGGAGCTCTCGCTTAGGAGGCGAGCGCCTTGTCCATTGGGCCAACGGGGCGTTAATGGTGGCCTATGCTTTCTCGGGCACGTCAGCGAGCTCGACCTCGATCGCGGTCGCCTCGTGCGCGAGCCTGCACAGCGCGTCGGTCGACTGCGTGAGCGCTGCCATTGCGTCCGGCGCGAATCCGAACTTCGACGCGGCCTCCGCGGCGTCTCGCACCGTCTCGGAGACGACCAGGATCGTCAAGTCAAGCGCCCTTATGCGGGCCTCGCGGTCAGTGCTCTCGCGTCCGTCTGCGTTCTTATCTTCGGCCATTAGTCCTCCTCGAACGTCGGCGGGAGGTCTCGCGGCCTCCCGCTCGCGTATCATATGTGGCGGCGTCCGGTCAGGATTGCCGCCTGCAAGCCGCCCCCGAGCGTCACCTCGGGAGCGGCCTCGGAACCGTTCACGTCCCCGCGCACTCGATGGGCGAGGCTCTCTCAGCCACCTCGCTCGCGAGCCAGGTGGGCTTGATTTCTTTGTTGCGCTCGAAGCGCCGTGCGCCTTGTCCCAGGCCCACCTCGCCGGCCTACGGTCTCGAATCCCCGCATAGCCGGCCGCACATCTGTCACTCGACGCAGGATGTGACTGCGCAGCACGTCTTCCATGTCCTCCCCGTGCCGAGGAGTTACGTCTCTGGTCCGCAGGCCAGCCTTTTCGGCAGCCCGCGACCCTCCGTTGCTTTTGTATAGCGACCACGCCACCCGACGCAGGATCACGCCGGTTCCTTGTGTGGCTACAACGTAGCGCCGCTCTCGGTTTTCAAGGTGCGTGGAACGCAGGTGCGCTCCTTTGGCGAGGCTGGCTGTCCGCACTATCGGCTTGGTCCTGTTCCAAAGCCGCCAGTCCCGCCAAGGGGGCACGCCCACAGGTCGCGCTATCCCTCCCGCTTGGGCTTGCCCTGCCGGAGCCACTCGCGATAGAGCGGCAGGAGGACGGAGGCCATCTTTCTTACGCGCACTTCCTTGGGCGGAATCTCCGCTGTAGGCTTTCCCTTTTCCATGCTCGGCTCCTTTTTGCAAGGCTTCGCCGGACCCCGCGTCGGGGGTCTTTTGAAGATTGGTTTAACGTGCGTGAATCTAAAACTTAAAGTGTCTGTCGCTCGCGACCATGATCGCTATTAGGGCGAGCATCGCGAGGCCCGGTATGGTGTTTGGCGTCATTACGTAGCCACAACCGAGTGTCTGGGGACCCTCTCGTCGGTAAGACCGAGCAGATAGTCGGACGAGCAGCAGAAGATGTCTGATAGCCTCGCTATCATGTCGCCGGTGAGCGACATCGGGTTACGCTCCATCCTGCTGATGGCGGAACGGTCCCTCCCCAAGATCCTCCCGAGCTCCTCCTGCGACATTCCAAGGCGCTTTCTCTCGGCTATGATGTTGTTATTCACTGCACTCATTCTTCCTCCAACTCGCACCCTGTGGGTGACCGCTCTGGGAATAATGTAGCACCCCCTGTGCTACTTTGCAAGAACTATTTTCAAAAAATCTCGCACAGATTGTGCTACTATATACACACAATGACGCACGAGACGAACGGAGTGATGATGGATTCCGCATTGAAAAGAGCTCGGGAGACATTTACCCAGCTGACACAGACGGACGTTGCAGGAGCTCTCGGAATCTCACTTTCTGCATATCAAAAGTGGGAGCAGGGCGCCAGGTCGATATCGGCGCAGCAGGTCGTACGCCTCAGCAGGATTCTCGGTGTGTCTACCGACACGATACTCGGGACCGCCTTCTCCGAGCTTGACGCGGACGAAGAGTGCGAGCTTGGCGCGATGACCTCCGACGAGGTCTCCCTGCTCCGGTCCTACCGATCGCTCGACCCCGTCCGCCGCGACGTCGTCCTGGTGATGGTCACGGCGCTCGCGGAGTCGGTGGCGGGATAGGGCTTATACCCAGCCGTCGCCGCTCCGATACCCACCCCACACCGCCGTCACCGCAGCGGGTTTTCCGCAGCGGGTTTTCCGCAGCGGGTTTTCCGCAGCGGGTTTTCCGCAGCGGGTTTTCCGCAGCGGGTTTTCCGCAGCGGGTTTTCCGCAGCGGGTTTTCCGCAGCGGAAAACCCGCAACTAAGAATAAAAAGAGAAGAAGACAAAGCGAAGAAAACAAAGGAAAGAAGACCAAGACAAGAAAAAACCCTTTCGTCGGATTTCGCCGAAAGCGGCCCTCGGGCGTTCTGCGGCCATCGCCAACGCAGGACGGCCAACTGCACCGGAGGTGGCGAGAAGTCCCGTCAGAATCGCTCTCAGTAGCTCTGGCGGGCATCGTGGAGAGGACGTCACATGGACACATGCGCGATATGCGGGAGGAAGAGGTCCCCGGAGGCCAAGCCCGGCAGGATCAGGGGCGGCTGGGCGTGCTTCGTCTGCGTCAGGAGGAGCGCGACGTACCTCGAGGTCCCGGACTTCGGCGAGAGGACGAGGAGGCTCGCGTCGATGCCCGACGAACGGCTCGGGTCGTCGCGGGACGGCGAGGGGATGTTCGTCTCGTCCGCCTATGGCATCGCCGTGAGGCTCCTGGACGATAAGGACGTCAACCAGCTGACATCATAGTTCGTACCATGTCACATCAATTGTCTAACCGTTAGGGGGACGCCGTGAGAAGGAGGGCCAGGAGGGGGTCGCCGCCGCCGGGGACCGCCGTGATATACGCCAGGTTCAGCTGCTCGAAGCAGCGCGAGGCGTCGATAGAGGACCAGCTCAGGGCCTGCACGGAGTGGTGCACGGCCAACGGCTACCGGGTCGTCGGGACGTACTCCGACTTCGCGAGGTCGGGCAGGTCCGACGACAGGCCGCAGTTCCAGCGGATGGTCGACAACGCCGGGGAGGCCGAGGTCGCGGTGGTCTACATGATGGACCGGTTCAGCCGCGACCCATACGACGCGCCGGTCTACAAGAAGCGGCTGCGCGACGCCGGGTGCAGGGTCGTGTCGGCCACGGAGTCCATGCCGGACGGCCCGGAGGCGATCCTGCTCGAGAAGGTCTACGAGGGCGTCGCGGCGGTCGAGAGCGCCCACATAGCGCAGAGGGTCAGGCGCGGGATGCGGGGCAACGCGCTCAAGTGCATGCACAACGGCGTGCGGGTGTACGGCTACCGCTTCGCCGAGGACGGCACGTACGAGGTCGACCCGGAGGAGGCCGAGGTCGTGAGGGAGGTCTTCGCCAGGAGGGCCGCGGGCGAGTCGGCGAACTCGATAGCCGCCGACCTCGCGAGGCGCGGCGTCGAGACGTCGCACCACAGGCCGTGCAGCCACTCGATGGTCGCCGGCATGCTGAGGAACGAGAAGTACGTCGGCGTCTACAGCTTCGGCGACACGAGGGTCGAGGGCGGGATGCCCGCCATACTCACGAGGGAGGAGTTCGAGATGGGCTCGAGGAGGCCGGCGAGGAAGCGCAGGGAGACGGAGGACTGGGGCGACTACGCCTTCGCTGGCAAGGGCGTGTGCCTCGGGTGCGGGAGCAACCTCGTGGGCGTCTCCGGCAGGGGGCACGGGGGCGTGAAGTACTCGTACTACCGGTGCTCCAAGAGGTGCGGGTGCAAGCCGGTCAGGGCGGACTGGATAGAGCCGGCGGTGGTCGCGGAGCTGAGGCGGATGCTGTCGAGCAGGGCCACCACCCTGGAGATCGCGCGCGACGTCGCCGAGTCGATGACCACCGAGCGCGTCGACGCGATGCTGTCCGCGGCCAGGTCGAGGCTGTCGGAGGCGGAGAGGAGGATCGAGAACGTCATGCGGGCGGTCGAGGACGGCATGCCCTACGCCGAGGTGTCGGGGCGGCTGGCCGAGCTCAGGCTCGCCAAGGCGACCGCCGAGAACGAGGTGGCGCGCATATCCGAGGAGGCGGCGCTCGACGTCGAGGGGTTCGCGGACTTCCTCTCCGCCGGCGTGTCGATGTCCGACAGGGAGCTGCTCGACGCCTTCGTGTGGCAGGTGCAGGTCGGCGACGACGAGGTCGTGGTCGTGCTCAACTATGGGGGTTTCGAGGACCCGGCGCGGTTCGAGCTGTCCCGAGAGTTCGCACAAGAAAAGGTTTGGCCTACCAAACTCAAGTTGTGCGAACCCGGCGAGTCCGGGTTCGCCTTTTTGAACGGGTGCGTCTACCTCGTGTTCTCCCGCGCGGCGTGAGGATGGCCGGCATATGAAAAAAGGGCCCCACCCGCGCGATGCGGATGGGGCCGTCGTGGCTACTTGGTGGCGTAGAAGGCCACTCCCTCGTCCTTCCAGCCGGACTTGAGGAGCGCCGAGCGCTCCGCCTTGTCCTTGGTGAAGATGTGCTTTCCCACGCTCGGGCCGTCGCCCCTCTCGTGGAACAGCCGGTACACGGGCACCTTGCCGCCGGACCTGAACGCCACGCCCTCGTCGCGCCACTTGTGCGCCTTCAGGGAGCCGCGCTCGACGGCGTTCCTCGTGTAGATGTGCTCGCCCGTCTTGGGATCGTAGAGCCGGTACACGGCGTCGCCCTTGTCGGGCGCCGTCCACGCGACCTGCTCGTATGTGTACGTCGCGTCCGCCGCCGCCTGGGCCTCCCCCCTGCCGGTGGTGAAGAAGTGGTCGCCCGTGGAGCCGTCGTAGAGGCGGTACACCCCGCCCTTCGCGGCCTTGGGGACCTTCTGCTTTGGCTTGGGCTCGGGCTTGGGCTCAGGCTCCGGCTCTGGGTCGGGCTCGTCGATGCGGGTGTTGCGCAGGAAGCGCCAGCCGTTGCCGAGCGACTGGTAGGCTATCGTGGTCTCGGCGACGCCCAGCAGCGGCTTGTACCCCGCCTGCCCCGGCTTGCCGACGCCCCACGCGCCGATGACCTTGCCGTCGCCGACGTACATGGCGATGTGCCCGTAGTCGTCGTAGTCGAGGCCGTTGTAGCCCTCGGCTATGTAGATCACGAGGTCGCCGGGCAGCGGGTCGTCCACGAAGCGCCACTGGCCCCCGCCGTGGTTGACGGACTGGCCGAGCGCGTCGCCCGCGAAGTTGTAGCAGGAGCCGTAGTAGGCCGTGCCGAGGACCTGGTCGTAGCACCACGCGCACAGCATGGCGCACCCCCAGCCCTCGACGGCGGACCCCCTCGGCCCCTCGTGCATCGAGTAGTACCTGACCCCCAGCTGCGACCTCACCTTGGCGAGGACCGCCTCCCTCTTGGTCATGTTAGCCCCCTTGTTCTGGGTCGTGTAGTCCGTGTAGAGCCAGTTGGCGTCGACGTACCCCGCCACGTCGTCCCAGCTCACGTCGCCGTCTGACAGCCTCATGCAGCCGAACTGCCACATGCCGTGCGGGTACTCGGTGCGGCAGCGGTCGCTGTACTCCGCGAGCCACAGCGGGTAGCGCAGCAGCTCGGTGGGGCGCATGTAGCCGTGGAACATCGAGCGGTAGGTGTAGACGCCCGCGAGGTGGCCGAGCTCGCGCATGCGGTCGCAGAACGCCGCGACGACGTCGGTGAGGGCGCGCCTCCCGATCCTCAGCTGCCCCTTGTCCTCGACGTCGAGGTAGACGGGCAGGTCGAGGTCGCGGCCCTTGAGGAGCGACGCGCAGTGGTCGGCGTTGCGCCTCGCGGCGGCGACGTCCGTGGCAATCGAGTAGTAGTAGACGCCGACGTGCAGGCCCGCCGCCTTGGCGTTGGCGTAGTGCGTGTCGTAGTCCCTGTGCCTGTACTGGACGGGGTAGCCGCCCTCCTCCAGGACCTCGTACCCGCCGCACTTGACGATGACGCCCCACACGCCGTGCCTGTCGCGCCACCTGGCGAGGTCGATGCCCCTGTCGCAGTGCGAGACGTCCAGGACGAGCCTCCTATTCGCCATCGCCCACCTCCGGCAGGCCGGCGACGCTCGTGAGCATCGACACCACCCCCGCCAGCGCGGCGCCCGAGGCCACGCCTATCCAGTTGACCTCGGTGATGCCGATGGCGTTCGTCCCGATGAGCGCGACCGCGGTCTGCGCCATCGTCTTCACGGCGCGTATCCCCGCCGCCCTAAGCCACTCCCTGCTCAGCATTGGTGTTCCTCTCTCTCGAGCGCGTCGGGAGGCTCATTACCTCCTCGTACAGCGCGTCCCCCATGTCGTTGCCCCCGACGCCCTTGTAGGCGGCGTGCACCCGCGTCAGGTACTCCTTCGACTCGAGCGAGACTCCCCCGCGCTCCATCGCGCGGCGGTGCTCGCCGATGATCTCGGCGCGAAGCAGCGACCTCATGCCCGCCGTCATGCCTTCGCGCCACGCCCTGTCCTCCTCGTGCTGCTCCTTGCGCTCCTTGCGCGCCTCGTCCCGCTTCTCGTCCATCTCGTCCATGCGCTTGCCGATGAAGCGCTTGATGATGGAGACGATCACGGGTATCGCGACCAGCTCGAACGCCCCGGCGGCCAGCAGCTGGAAAGCCATCTCGTTCACTAGGTGACCCCCTTGACCATCTGATGCCTCGCAATCCGCCGCGCTCTCGATATGCGAAGGCCCGCCCCGCGCGGCGTACGGGACGGGCCTTCGGTGGTGCTGTTGTTCTTTGTCCTCGCTACGGCCTCTCGGCCCTCGACACGAGCGACCTCGCGTGCGCGAACGTGCTGCCCATGTGGTTGCGGTGCATCACCCCGCCGTTGTCGCCGTTGGCGAACCATCCCCAGTAGGCCGTGCACCTCCTCGCCTTGCCGACGGTGGGTCGCCTCTCGAAGTCGCGGAACGACCTCATGCCGCGCAGGAACGTCGCGCCCCTGATGGTCGCCCGGCGCTCCCTCACGACCCAGCCGCCGAGGTCCAGCGGCTCGGCGTCGCAGGTGCGGGCGACCTTCCACGGCTTGAGCGTCAGCCCGAACTCCGACGACAGGTAGCGCTCGAGGCTGCGCACGGCCATCTTCAGGTCGCGCTTGCTCGGGCCGGTGAGCAGCACGTCGTCCATGTGCCATATCTGGTGGGCCACGAGGCGGACCATCCTGCCGCGGCGCTCCTTGTGGAGCGACTCGACGTGGTGGTAGCCGAAGGAGAGGACGAGCTGCATCGTCCTCAGCGAGAAGAGGCTCCCTATCTCCAGCCCGCGACCGTAGGTCCCGAGGATGGCGGATATGACGTAGAGGACGTCCTCGCTCCCCACGTACTTGGTGTACACGGCCATCGCGACGTCCTTGCGGGTGGACGGGTAGCACTTGCGCACGTCGAGCTTGACGTGGTAGCCTCCCTCGCGCACCCACCTCCTGAGCGCCCCGCGACAGAGGCGCTGCCCCTTGTCCCTGACGGACGCCACCTGGTAGAAGCCGAGCCTCGCGTCGTAGAGGTCGGCGAGCAGCGTCGTCACGAGGTAGTCGCAGACCTGCTGCTTGACCGACTCGACGCCTATGGTGCGGACCTTGCCGTTGGTCGGCTCCATGCGCCTGTAGCGGCGTATGGGCCTGAACGTCAGCCTGCGGCCACGCATCTCCTCGTATATCTCCTCGACGAGCGCGGCGTCGGTGCCGTACTCCTCGGCCACCCTGTGGCCGTTCTTGTGCCCCGACTCGCCGGACCTCCACGCGGCAAGCGCCGCCCAGACGTCCGTGCGGGACACCTCGTAGTTCCTTAGGTAGGTTTTCATTGACCATGGACCCAATCTCTGGTTTGCCTTCCGAGTTTTCCGCATGCGCTTACTAGCCCGGTGGTCTTGAGGCCATTTCGCTTGGTTAAGCGGGCATGCCCCGTCGCGCTCTGGCGCGCGCGAGGTAGTCGTGACGGTCGTGCTCTTGAGATTGCCAAACCAGATTGCCGCGACCAGATGTTCCAGTTCCCCGTGCCCAGCCCGTTGTTGCCGTTGACGTAGGCAGGGCCGGCGTTGCGGGAGTTCCTCAGGTTGCCCGAGGATTGCCATCGGTCTCGTCACGAATCCCCAAAGTGATAGTTTCGTCGGTTGTATGTTCCTTGGAGGACCAAGGGGGCTTACGCCCCCTCTCTCCGCTTCGCTACGATTCACCCCCGAATCCCCGACCAGCCCCAGAGAGCCGCGACCAGATGCTCCAGTTCCCCGAGCCCAGCCCGTAGTCGCCGTAGACGTAGGCAGGGCCGGCGTTGCGGGAGCCCCACAGGACGCCCGAGGAAAGCCATTCCCTGTCCCCGGTGGTCGCGAGCTTGTTCGTGTAGTGCCCGTCGCAGGCGCCCGCGGTGGTGGAGCCGCCGACGTTGGTGCCGTACATGAGCCCGCCGTGGAAGCCTATGTAGAGCGGG